ATGAAGATAAGGAGAAAACCATGAAAAAGCAGCTAATCATCGAGAGCAAAAAGCACGGCACCCACACTGTCTTAATCGATGAGGAGGATTGGGAAAAAGTTAAGGGCTATACATGGTCACTAAGTGTAAAAAAGACGAACACGTTTTATGCCAAAACACAAATTAAACATCCTTCCGGCGAATCGATATCGTGTAAAAGAGATGGCAAAAGACCAAAAGTAACAACACTCCAGATGCATCGATTAATTATGGACCCAATACCGGATGGCATGCAAGTTGATCATGTCAACCATAATGGCTTAGATAATCGAAAGAAAAATCTTCGAATTTGTACCAGTCAACAAAATACTTGGAATGCGCAAAAACCAAAGTTAAACAGAGAAAGCAGTTCTCAATATAAAGGTGTTAGTTGGTATAAAAGATATAATAAATGGGTTGCCAGGGGCACGCATGATGGCAAAAGAATCACTCTAGGGTACTATAATTGCGAAAAAGAAGCCGCCAGAGCCTATGACGCTGCAGCAAAAAAGCATTTTGGCGAGTATGCCCACCTAAATTTTCCTGACAAAAAATAATCGAGTTATTTAGCAACCAATAAAACTACTTATATACGAACAACTTCTAGGAGAAGAATAATGAAAATCACAAAATCGCGACTGAGAAAGATCATCAAGGAAGAGATCGAGCGTGCAGCAGAAGGATTGACCTACAGCCAATATGGTGGAGAATCATCGTCGGACGATGATGCCGCAGTAGAACTGAAGGGGTACCAGGATGCACTGACCGTCGGCTCAGAAGCACCCCGGGAACTCGGGGCGTCAATCCCCGGAGAAAAGCGCCCGGGCATGATTTATAAATATGACGGTGGTTGGGATACGGGGCTTGCACAATTGCTGCAACAAGGCGATATCACCCAAGAAATATACGACGCGATGTTGTCGCCGGTGCGAAGTTAACGCCACAAAGCCACTCTTAAAGGGAATTATCAAATGAAAATCACAAAATCGCGACTTAAACGAATTATCAAAGAAGAACTTACAAAGGCTTTGAGCGAGGAAGTCAGCGTAATGGATATTATCCAGTATGATGTAGAAGATCTTGCTGATGAGGGTATGAATGCTGAACAAATATTCAATGATCTTATGTCAAGCAGAGAGGATCTACAAGGCAAAGGCGAGGAAGTCAAAGCAGCAATTGCCAAACTTTTAAAAATTGGTCCACAAAGTTTTGAAGACGAAACTGGCATGGCAAGATTATAGATCACTAGAGAAGGGTTAAATAATATATGAGATTTATGATTGAAACCGAAGAGGATACCACGTTGCGCATGCTTCTAGAGCTAGACCCAGCGCATGCTCGACGCTTCATTGTAGCGCTAAGAGAGACGTTTCCTGACCTAGAAAAAAGATATAACATGGCAAGGACAGAGCAGTGAAAATATTACTTGAAAATTGGCGAGAGTTCTTAAACGAAGAAATCAAATTTAGCGGTATTCTTAAGTTAATGCCAGAACCAGAAGTTATTGCTCATGCTAAATCTCTTATAGAAACTTTACCCGAAGAGGCTGTTCCATTGGGAGATGATCGCTTACATATAACTCTTGCCCACCAAAGCGTTTTAAAACCTTTTAGAAAACAACTTAAAGCACTGGCCAAAACTGGAGGACTGCCACCCGAGCCAGTCGTCGTTTTAGGAAACAAATGGGAAGAAAGAGTTAACGAAGAATTAGGCCGCAAGTCTTGGGTTGTGTGGGTAGAAAATCAAAATGAATTAAGGAATTATGTAAATCAAGTAATGGAATTGGTTGGAGGTACCTCCGATCCAGAACCACAACGACGCTTTCATATTTCACTAGCCAACTTAACCGGTAATCCGGGGGATTCAGTACGATGAAGCTCCTTCTTGAAAATTGGAGGAAACTAGTCGAAGGGGAAGTGATCGATTTTCCTTCACAACCTGCTGCCGCAGAAGAACCCATTCAGAGAGTCATTAAACTTGAAGGCGATGTTGCTGAACTTTTGGCTGCTATGTATGGAAATCAAGCGGAGATCCCCGTTGAAGTAATCGATCAATTGGAAAAGTTGGTTGATGCTGTGGAGAAAACACTTAAATGAAAAAATTATTGGAAAATTTTCGGCGATTTATCACAGAGGCCGACACATATCCATTTAAACTTCGACAACTGAGTTTTGAGGAACTTGAGACTTTTGTTAAATTGGTAAGAATCCTATCCGGAGGCGGAGTTGAGTACGCCTTCGAATTGGCGGAAAAAGTTGGACTGGAAAAAGAACTGATTGAAGTTGTATTTGCCGGAGAACCAGGGCTAAACTGGAGATACGCGGCAATGTTGGAAAAATACGCGAAAGATACGAAAGATACGAAACTGAAGGAAAAGGCCACAGAGATGGAAGATTATCTTGTTCAACAGCAGCATACCAGAGACTCTGTTGTATTTGCGATCGAGAACATGAAAGAGCCAAAGTTGATGGAGAAGATCTGGGATACAGGCGCAGCACTCAAGGAAGCCGGTTCCTGGGGTAGACCCAATCCTGAGAGGGCACTCAGAGGAATCATCAAGAACCCCAATGCCTCCGAAGACCTGTTGAAAAAAATATTGCGACAGGTTAATGAGTGGCTGCTGATTGGTGATGAGTGGGGCATTGTGACAACGCTCGCTTGGGATCTGGGCACCGAACTGTTACAGCACCCGAGCATTTCCAACAAACCGGACAGAGAGGTCTTTCGTTCCCCGGGGTACAGTGATCGGGGCGAAAAGTTTACCATAGATAATGAATGGGCCAAATGGGCAGGAGTAAAAAATGAAACTCCTACTTGAAAATTGGCGACAGTATTTGAATGAGAGTTATTATCATATCACCCGCTCAGAAAATGTTCCACTTATTATGAAAGGTGGTTTGCTACCATCAAAGCCCGATGACATGCAAGATGTTGAGGGTGTTTATTTATTTAAAAGCGTCATGGACGCAGGAGACGCTCTGATGAATTGGTTTGGAGACAGGTTTGATGAAGATGAACCATTAACCTTATTGCGAGTTGATAGTGCCGGTGCAGGCGAGTTAGATACTGATTCAGCAGCAGGGTTTGAAGTTGTTTCCAAAACCGCCATCGCGCCCGAATTTATTTCGATAGAGCAGGAGAACATTTGAATGAAACTCCTACTTGAAAATTTTCGCCGGTTCATAACTGAAAATGATAATTCAATGACAATTGATGATGTTGAAACTTTGGCTAAACTGTTTCGGATCTTAAGAGGTGTTGACGGCGCGGGGGAAGCGTTTGCCCTGGCAGATGCCATAGGAATGACTGATGAAGTGTTGGAGGTTCTGTACTTTGGTGTCGGCGGCCGAAAAGAAAGGGTTATCGATGTTCTCGAAGATCTAGAGGAGGATGAGGCAGAAGAAATTGCTAAAATTCTAGATATATCTGTTTCTAGACGGCGTATAATGAGAAATTTCATGGAAACTCCGGGTTCTGTAGAGATGGCCTCCAAGAGAACCGATGATGGCGAACCCGTTTTATTGGTCACCAAGATCTTGGATATATCTGATGAAAAGTTTAATACATCCGGATTTCTCGGTGGCTGGGATGGACTCTTTGAGGCAACAGTCATTATCCGCATTATTACGAATCCAAACACTAGTGATGATATCATGAAACGGATTGTAAGGCTTACTTCCAAATGGAACTCTACCGGAAAAAGCCGACGGATGATGCTTAAGCTTATAAAAACGCTTTCTGCGTCCAGAAACCTTTCAAATGCTCCCAATGCACCAAAAGGCCCACTGGCCGCAATTGGTCCCGATCTGGGGCGGCAAGGTGGCCACTTCTCCATAGGATCAAAAATAATAACGCCAGAATGGCTGGAGTGGGCAAAACAATGAAACTGTTAATTGAAAATTGGAGGAAATTTTTGGCGGAAGACCGGGAATACTCTAACCAAGAAAAAATACTCGATTTGTTAAACAACGAAGACCCCAAGATGGTGACGCAAGGTATGCAACTTGCTCCTTATGGTGTGCCGGAAGAATATGAAGAGGCTGAAAGATTAGCTGTCAAATCCGTTGCAAGAAGCTTTGATGTCTTAGAGATTCTGCCTCCAAATAGGCTTGGCCAACACAAAGATGAACGATATTATTATGATGATGATGATAAGGACAGATTGAGTGAACTTCGCGAAAAAGCAAAGACTCTCGCAACTCCCGAACAGCTTAAAGCTTATATTAACGAGTATTTATCCTTTAGAGAAGAAATGAAGACAGAGTACGGATTCGATGAGGATGATTATTATTTCCCCTTAGAATTTATGGGTCACTTTCCAGAACTGATGGGATCCCCAATGGGATACCCAGAATCAATTAGATTGACAGACATGTTTGGCGAAAAGAACGAATTCGTAAATCATTATGTTGTTCATGAATTAAGAGCGATTCTGTCAAACAAGACTATTTAAGGAGAAGGATGATAATACAATGAAAATCACAAAGAAACAACTTAAACGGATTATCATAGAAGAACTCACGAGAGATGACAAAACTGAAATCAGAGATATGATATCAAAAGAGATCCAGACCACTCTTAAGAGCAGGGATACTAAAGATATTATCGAAAAAGAAATAGAAAAAATGATTGGTAACAAAGCNACAAAAGACCAAATGGGTGACATCGCTAANAAAGTNTTGAAAAAACTTTATAAAGACTTNTCCCTTCAGCACCCATANATTATCGATCGAATAAAGGTATAAAAAAAATGAAATATGTAATTGGATTTTGGGCAATACTTCCCTATTTGCCCGGTGAGAACCTATTTATAGAAGAGGAAGAAGTAAATATATTACAAGCTGTAGTTTTAAATTCTGACGAAATTGATACTATTGATGAGAAATTTATTTTAGATCTGCCTCAAAACGAATGGTACAACTTCAAAAATGATATCGTCGCCAAAAATAGGGGATTTAATAATTGAACTGGAAACCAATTCAATTGGCGTTCTTATTGAGAAAAAAAGAAAAATATATATAACAGATGAGGAGGAATACTACTGGATGATACATTGGATTCTAGGATCGTATATGCCTCCATATATTGAAGAAAATTACTTGATTATTTGCCTGGAAAATGGTATACTAAGAATACCACAGGAGAAAAAATGACAACAAACAATTGGAACGTATACAAACTTTTTGCAAATGGAAAAAGAGCGAAATTTCCCATGCATACATTCAAATATGACGATGAAGCACTGGTTTTTGAGTTTTTTACGAAACAGATCGAGCCAACTTTCACTGTAAAACAGAAAAAATCAAAATATATACTGATTCGAGAAGACCTTCCGCAAGAAAGAGATGAAAATACAAAGAGGCCAGAAGAAATTTTGCATCAAAAACGATCAAAAGTGTTTCGCGAGCACCTCATGAGCGTGAATAAAGCGGCTATTGCCGAAAAAAATACTCAATTTGGGATGATTTTGTGCGAAGAAAGCGAATGGAAGTGGCAATGGGCTGCTATGGAGACGGGGACTCTTCAATATTTGCTTGGGGTATCCCCGCTTTTTAAATCACAAGAAGCCGCAGTAGAATGGATGGACTCTCAAATTTAAAAATGCCAAAAAACTTGCAACATGAGGGGCGCTACAACTTCATAAAAAAAGGAGATTTGGTAAAATATACAGTTGAAAGTTTTTCTATGACAACCCAAAGCGGCTTTATAATCGAAGAAGAGAGGTTTTTAGGCATCATTGTAAGTGATCTGATAGAAGCTCATGGTTATGGGACAATTTCTGATCTGTCTTCACTTGGCCACCCGATGACTGATAATCACGACATGGTTCATTTTAGAGTCTATTGCATAAAAAGTGCCGAAGTATTATATATTTCTTGCGATAAGATAGAACTAGTCTCAGGCACCTACTAAAAGACGACATAATTGTCGTCTTTTTTTTGTCTAGGGTAATGGAACACAGTCAATCCAACTATTTATAGTATATTCTATATGAAGGACAGGCTGTGGAGAAGAAAAAAGTAGCAAATGTGATTATTTTGGATGATAATGATCGTTTTTTAGTAATTAAGCGGACAAAAACTGCACCAACTCACCCTTTACACTGGGATTTGCCCGGAGGACACGTTGAAAAAGGCGAATCTTTTGAAGAAGCAGCAATAAGAGAGGCTTTTGAAGAGACAAATCTCGAAATTAGCGCGCTACAGGCTGCAAAAGTGACAAATCCGTTCAGAAGCTTCTTTATTACAAGAAAATATTCCGGAAATATTGAATTTAAAGAAAATCCAGAGTCAGGATTCGTCGAACACAGCGATCACAAGTGGGTAACACTCGAAAAATATAAAAAAATGGAAGATCTAAGCATAAAACCAGAGGATATTGAAAAAGCAATGGAAAATTTATCGAAAAAAAGCCTTTATGAGCAAAAATATCAAGAAAGATTGGAACTTTTGCTTATGGAAGGCCGCAAAGACAACGTTTTTAAAAAATATGCCGCATTGGGGCAGCAAAATTTAGGAAGATTTGCTGATTATGACGAAGAAAACAATTATAAGCACTTAGGGTGGATGGCAAAACAACTTGCGGCCATTCCAGACCTAGATAAATATAAAACAACTGCGCAGCGCGAAGAGGCTGTAAAGATTACCGACGCTGTTGATAAATTTCTGGAGTATGGTCCTCGCTTAAAGCGCAAAGATCTAAATCAGTACAAAAATATTGAAGATATTGCCATGGCAGTCCATACCGATATTATAATGCCGCGAATTGCAAAGTCCAAAAAGGAGAGAGGCAAAGATCCTAGAACAACACAGTTCTCAGAAAGGGGCGAAGGAACTATAATATACGAAGATGATCGATATTTTGTAGTTAGACCTGATACTCTGGAGGCTTCTTGTTACTTTGGACAAAAAACTAGATGGTGTATAGCCCAGCCAGGAAATTCATATTTTACAGACTATACGGAAAATGAACAGAAGACATTTTATTTTATAAAAGATGATGGCTTGAGAGCAGATGACCAGTTCCGCCAAATGGCAGTTCAAATGGGGCCGGGTCCGACATTTGAAATGTTCTGGGATAGACACGATGAGCCATATGATGACCATACGGAAGATTGGGAAATGTTCGCGGAGCATATGCATGATGCAACAGATATGCCGATCGGTATTGCTGAAAAAATTATGGAAGCAATATATGATCACGCAGAAGACAATCCACCTCAAGAGAATGCGTTTCGCGCATTATCTATGAGAGTTGATGAGGAGAACGAATTTGATTCACAAAATATAACACTCCACTCCGGTTTCGATGATTATGACGACGGGCGGGGGTCGATGAGTCCCTATGGCGAAGTGAGGATTGTCATTGATCTGGATGAACAGTTAGAAGAATTTTTAGCACAGAGGGCATTCATAGATTGGGAAGACGAAGAAGCAGACTTTCAAGAAATATTTATTGAACGACTTGAGGCGGGCATAACAGAAAATGAGGAAGAGTATCAAGATTATAAAACTGGCGAAGAAGTAGAATATCCAGAAGGTTTTGCAACCGATTGGTGGCACATAATAGGTGTTGAACCCGAGTCGTATGTAGATTTTGAAAACTTAAGAATAGGCATAGTTGGTGATAAGTTCTATCTTGATTTTTATGTGGCGGAGAAAGGTAGTTATGGAGACACAAGACTGTTTACAGACGCTGATGAGGCGGAGTATGAGATTGGGCACTTAGCTAGTATATTTGATAACGATGCTGACTTCTCTGGCTTGGAGCCTTTGTTATATCAGTTGATTCCTGAGATGATTACAGGCGGGATGGCAATGTCGGATGTAATCGAAGCATTCGATAAAATGGCTAAAGCCCTGCGACTTACTTCTTATGGCGATCATAAAATATCGATCGATGTAACTCGGGTCGATCAATATAACCGTAATGCTGATATGAAGGCTTTATTTGACATTCCAGTGCCAGATTTTTATAAAAGTCTTGGTTATAATACTGGAGAGATTGCAATGCAAGAACAGTTGGAAGAAATTATTAGAACAACGTTAAAAGAAATATGGGATAGCGCACACGCTATGGCTGCAAATCAACTGCGGTTACAGTTTGGCTCTGAATATGATGAAAGAGGTAGTGGTATGGCCATGCCAGGGGTTGTTGTAAATCTTGTAGATCAAACGCGCCAACGAAAAGCAATCCGAGCATGGCTTAGGGTTGATGTCCGATTTATGGATACACCAGAAGAAATGTGGACAGCATATAATTTCTTTAAGTTTATTGCCACTAATTATGATAAATTGTCGGCAAAGTTCACAAAAGAATTTAATCGAGAAATAGAAATTATGCAAAAAAGAACTGGTCAAGTTGTTGGCTATGCCGGCGGGGGTCGGGTAAATATAGGGGGTGATGAAGAGGCAGTAATCACCGATGACGATATTGTATCAGAAGGAAGCAAATAAATGTCTAAACAAAACTTAGAAGAAAAGAAAGCACAGAAATGCTGGCCCGGTTATAAAAAGAAGGGCACCAAAAAAATGTTTGGTAAGACAGTCAATAACTGTGTCAAAAAAGAAGAGCTTGAAGCAGTTCTTGATGAGAAGCGCAAAAAGAAGAAGAAAAAGTCCAAAGGCAAGAAGGACGCCTGCTACCACAAAGTAAAATCTCGATATAAAGTTTGGCCTTCTGCATATGCTTCGGGTGCTCTTGTAAAATGTCGCAAAGTTGGTGCTAAGAATTGGGGAAATTCTAAAAAAGAGTCTCTTCGCATTGTCATCGAAGATGAGCTTTCTCAAATAATGTTAGAAGGAGAACAGGATATCGACGATCTTAAAAAAGCAATTATGAAAGCCTTAAGAGACGAAGGTGGTGCAGCAGGGATGGATGCTTTAGAAAAGCATACAGATGCATCTGAAGAAGAAATAAGAAAAGTCATCAACAAAGAAGATGATATTCAAGTTCATGACGATGGCGATATTATTGATATTAGTGGACTAGAAAAAACAATCGAAGAAGAGCTTATGGCATATTTATTGGAAAAGAAGCAAGCAAGTTCAGAAGATAGTCTTCGAGATTGGTTTGGCCGGAAAGGCGAGAAAGGCTCCACCGGGGGCTGGGTTGACTGTAATGCTCCAGATGGCGATGGTGGTTATAAAAAATGTGCTCAAGGCGATAGAAAAAAGAAGCCGTATTGTCGTCCGACACCTTCGGCATGCAAAGAAGAGCCTCAAAATGAAGAATTGGACAGAATTATCGATGAGGAAATCGACGCGGTTCTTGATGAGAAAAAGAAAAAGAAAGCCTGTAAACCCTCGAAGGGAAAGCGCTTTGCGAAGCGTGTAAATGGCAAATGTCGCTCATACGGGCAAAAAGGAAAAGCCAAGGATGGCGGAGATCGTATACGACCCGGCACAAAGAAGGGCGATGCGTACTGTGCGCGATCAGCAAAGATTAAGAAGTGCAAAAACCCCCCCTGCGCCAACGCATTATCCCGCAAGAAATGGAAGTGTCGTGGCTCAAAATCTATGAAGAGTGAATAATGGAATTAATTTCAACACATATATGTAAAGGAAAAAACGTTGGTGTTCACGGAAATCTATTCGGTGGCACAATGTTAGCATGGTTAGATGAGGCTGCCGCAGCGTTTGCCGCACAGTCTTGTGATACACCCCGTGTAGTGACCGTGAAGCTATCTGAGGTCCATTTTAAAAAGCCTGTGAGGGTAGGACATATCATTAAAATATATGCCGACGTAAAGAGCATAGGGGACACTTCTATGACGATTAATTTAGAGGCCCGCAGACACTCTCCTTATAACGGCACTCAAAGATCTGTTTGTGAGATGCACATTACTTTTGTTCGAATTGATGGAGATGGTGAGCCGATTCCATTAAGTGAAAAAGTTAAGAATAAATTTAAAGATGGCACGAAATGAATATAAGAAGTATTTATGTATGTAAGTAGAATTTATTCTTATTAGCAAAAAGGGAGAAGTAAAATGAAGTTATTGCTTGAAAATTGGCGTAAGTTTGTGAATGAGGCAAAAAAATTAGTTTGCCCGAAGCCGACACAGGATCTTGAATTAAATACAAAGAACAGAAATGCGGCTATTCAAGCAGAGCATATACAATATGGGCCTTTAAACCTAGCAGATGAAGAATACTGGGAAAAGGCTGCAGATCATTGGAATACCGATGTTGAAGTCGCGAAAAAGTCTCGTTGTGGAAATTGTGTCGCTTTTGATGTTTCGCCAAGAATGTTAGAGTGTCTTCCTGGTCCTGTCTCAGAACCAATTGAAGATGAAGAAGGCAAATTGGGTTATTGTTGGATGCATCATTTTAAATGTCATTCTGCACGGGCTTGTTATACATGGGCCGGCGGTGGTCCAATTTCAGAAGATGAAGTTTCTGCTGAGTGGCAAGAGCCAGGAGCGAAGGAGTGAAGCTTCTATTTGAAAATTGGCGAAAGTATTTGAATGAGGCTTACCTTGATACTTATGCAGGATTTGCTGGCCGGAAAACAAGGACATCTCTTCAGGATCCTTTAAAAGATCCGGGCAACGAAGGATCCTTTAGCCAATCGAAAAACACTTTAAAAAATATTTTAACACTTTATGCCATTGTTGGTGAAGAAGGAAACATTCTTACAAAACCAGAGGAAATTAGAGGAAAGTATCCACCAGCGCTGGAACGTTTTATTCCGGAAGAATGGGCTAGGGGAAATATAGAAGATCCCGAATTGAAAGAACTTGTAGGCGAAAAGTGGAAACCCCTAGGAGAATTCAGCCTGCGAGATTGGCACAGATATAAGAAACATAAAATAAATGTTTTGTCCCATCTCAGAAAGTATTTGCTCGAAGGAGTAAAAAATGAAACTCCTACTTGAAAATTGGCGAAAGTATTTGAATGAAGTTTCCTTTTCGGACGCAAAAGATATTCTGGACTCCAAACGCACTTTAAAAATTATTAAAGCATATAACTATGATAGAGCACAAGATGATGTATATTATTCTGTGCACGATGGAGAGATGGGTATTCAACACCGTAACTTCAAGAACTATCTTCTAGATATGATACCAGACGATCTAACAGATAATCAAAAAGGCACCTCTGTTCTATGGATTTTAAAACTGGCAAGAGAAGACCCAAAAGTTGCTTCGGATCTTATTAATGGTCGCATGCGACCGTACCGGGGGGGTTGGTCCGGACTGGAAACATTTTTCCACCATCAGCGATTTATGCCTAGGCAAGATCTCATGCAAGTCAAATCTTGGATAGATCTTATTGATATGGTAGACGACGCAAAAGAGGAAATTCGAAAAGCACAAGAGAAAAAGAATTATCTTGATGCAGAAAAAGGCACAGAAATCTTCAGAGATGACGATAAGTGGACTATCGCGGCGCTTCACAATAAAGGTGCTGCATGCGAACTCGGTAAAAACACCGACTGGTGTACTGCTGCGCCCGGTTTAGACTATTTTCAAAATTATTATAAACCAGAAGATCCTTTGTTTTATTTTGCATCAAAAGAGTCAGATCTTGGTGGAATGGTAAGCGCCAAATATCAATTTCATTATGGCTCATCTCAATTTATGGATTCGAAGGACAACCGGGTCAATAAAGAAACTTTTGAAGTGTTGCACGACATGCTTATTGAAACAGAAGCATATAACAAGTATGATATACTCAAAACATTTGATTTGAAGAGAATGGCGCAAATGCGCCTCGTTGAAGGACCGGGTTCGGAGGCACTGATAGATGAGATGAGGGAGATTCTGAATTCTTTAAAAGATTACGCGCAGCCCTACAGTATATTAGAAGAGATAACAGAAATGGCAACTTTAGATCATTTTAATATTCCAACATATATTCTAAGATGGTTAGCTAGCGAAGAGTTTTATAAATATGCTGGAATTGCTAGAAGGATTATTAAATACCATGATATTGTTCCTTCGAGTATCCTAAAGGACTTGGCAGAAAACAATCCATATGGGAGAACAAGAGAGATGGCTAAAGACGTTTTAGAAAGAAGGGTTAACTCTAAATGAAACTCCTATTTGAAAATTGGTGGAAATAATATGGCATATTCAAATAAAGTAATAGATCACTTTGAAAATCCACAGAACGTGGGCAGTATGGATCGAAATGATCTGGATGTGGGCACTGGTATAGTTGGTGCGCCGGCTTGCGGCGATGTAATGAAGCTTCAACTGAGAATCAATGACGATAATATTATCGAGGACGCCAAGTTTAAAACATTTGGTTGTGGTTCTGCAATTGCTTCTAGTTCGCTAATTACGACAATGGTTAAGGGGAAGCACACGAGCGAAGCAGAATCCATCAGCAACTCTGATATTGCACGCGAGCTTTCTCTCCCGCCGGTTAAGATTCATTGTTCTGTTTTGGCAGAAGACGCAATCAAAGTCGCTATTAAAGATTGGAAGGATAAAAATGAAGCTACTATTTGAAAATTGGCGAAAGTTTTTGAAAGAGAACAAAGCCCCCAAGGAACCCGAAGTTAAAGCGGTTCTAAAAAAACTGGGATTGACCTACACACGATGGCTTGGTTCTGGATACTATGGCTCTGTCGTTGAGATCGAGAACCCAAAAACAGGAGAACGGCGCGCAGTAAAGATTGTAGTAGACCAACCAGATGAAGAAAGAATTTATTCTTATGTTATGAACAATAGGGATAAATTTGGAGAATATGCCAAGTATCTACCGGAGGTTTATTCAATTGATTCCGTTCAACTTGGCCAATACAAGAAGTATGCAGCCATTCAAATGGAACTATTAGAACCAGCACCAGAAGCACTCCGGAGAGTCTTTGTCAACGCAGAGCAGGCCGAGGACACTGATTATAGCATCAGAGATAGGGCACTGTTTAAGAACCCTAAGTTCGTTACGCGAGTGACTACAGAGGCTGTGGAGGACTTCCAAAGGTCGCTAGATACGATTTATGATTATCGGAAGACTTCGCCTTGGGCCGAAGAGGCAATCAAGCGCATCGCAGCGAAGTTCTTTTCTGTTGGCGTGAAGATGTCTATGGAGTTTTCTCCGCAGAATAAATCAATTATTGGCAATTCAGATGCAGCGTATTTGAAATCGAAAGAGTCCATAACACTCATGAATCTTATTTTGGAAGATTTTGCAGATGTCTTTCTCCATGGAAAAGGCCGATTCAGCATGTTGCAATCCGGTAATAAGCCGTTCTATCAGAAGAATCCCGCCACGCTTGATGATTTCCTCAAGAACCGAATGGGAGGATCCGCAAGCGTCTTTTATGAAGCATATTCACAAGAATTTATTCCAACCTATCCGGTCACAAATAAATGGCGTCCAAATCCCGAAGAGGCGGCAGATCTTCCGGAAGTTCAGGCAATTACAGCCGCTTTGGAGAAATTAGGAGAACTTGGACTGAATCCGGGTGATGTCCATTCGGGAAATATTATGATCCGATCTGGGACGAATGATGTCGTTTTTGTTGATCTCGGATTATTTAAGATAGGGAGAGTGAAAGCAAAATGAAACTACCAATTTTTATCGAAAATAGCAAAATCCCAGTTTGGCTATCTTATTTGTCTCCAATTAATATTGGAGCTATAGCCTTCGGACCACTGGTTATCTCGCGAGGAACAATGGGGGAAAACACAAGAAGGCATGAATCCATTCATTGGGAGCAGTATAAAGAGTGTTTAATCATTGGCTTTCTTTTATTATATTTGGCTTTTTGGATTCGCGGTCTTTTTCGTGGATATGGGGGTGATGGGGCATATATGAGCATTCCCTTTGAAAGAGAGGCTTATGACAATGAGGAAGACACAGAATATTTAGCGGATAGAAGTCGGTATGCATGGAGGCATTATTTATGAAACTCCTACTTGAAAACTGGCGAGAATATTTGGATGAAAAGAATAGCTATCGCGATCGTATAAAATCTTATATTAAAGATAGAGATAAAATGCTTGGTCAAGGCGGGCAAAAAAACGTGCCGCCTTATACTGGCGGCTTAGGAAAGCACGTTACATTTGATAAACAAACAAATAATGTCGGCGAATCGATAGAAGAAGCAGACGAAGAAAGCTTTAAAATTCGTGATTCTATGCAAGCTGACATATGGCAAGACGAAATCTTAAATCCAGAAGTGCAAAATCGATTACTAGAAATAGCGGAAAATTTTCTAAACGGTCTTGAAGTTGAAGTGCAGATGGAGGATTTGCGTTTTACTGGATCGCTAGCGAATTATAACTGGTCGCAGTATTCTGATGTCGATATACATATTGTTGTAGATTTTTCGAAAGTCAATGAAGACGCGGAACTCGTTAAAGCATATTTTGATGAAGCTCGCATGCGGTGGAATGACAAACACCGGATTATGATTCACAGCTTCGAAGTTGAAATATATGTTGAAGATACGGATGAGGATCACAAGTCTTCTGGAATCTATTCTATTATTGATAATGAGTGGATCAATAAACCTGATCCAGATGGAGATGGCATTGATTATGAAACTGCCCAAAAGAAAGCGAATGATTTTGTAAATCGTGTACAAAGCATTGAGAAATTAGTATCAAAAGAAAAATATCAAATAGCCCTCGACAGGATTGATCGCACAAAACAAAAGATAAGAGATATGCGACAAGCAGGACTAGAAAGCGAAGAAGCGGAGTTCTCTCCTGAAAATATTGCCTTTAAAATACTTCGAAGAGATGATATACTAAAACAATTAAATGATCTTAGGCGCAGTGCTTACGATGAACAGATGAGCCTAAAGCAAGAAAATGATGGCGGCAATAGCTTTCAAAATTAAATGACACTATTTACTTTTGTCAACAAGAGGGTACAAAATGTCTGATGACAACGGATGGAGCGAGTATTCTAAATTAGTTTTAAAAGAGTTGAGCAGTCTGGCTTCAAGCATCCAGTCATTAAATAATGAAATTCAAGAACTTAAGCAAGAAATTACTAGAATGCGCGAAAGAGAAGACCGTGTAGAAGAACTGAGAGCTTGGAAAGAGAAAATAGATGAAGTCGCATCGCCTTCTCAGTTACAAGCTGTTCTCAAAGAAATCGAATCTCTTAAAGAATTTAAAACAAAATCAGTAACCGTTTTTATGGTAGTCCAATTCTTGATGGCTACAGCGGTTGCGGCATCAAAAATTTTAGGATAATAAATGTTATTTGAATATGGAAAGTTTTGGCAAAATATAACCATTGTTGTTATTACTTGGATTGTGTATGGCATCTTTGGATTTGAATTTATCTGCGCAACTTTATTAGCACTGCTATTGACTTCACAAATAAATGGAAGATAAGAAGCCTTTTGGTTCCATACATTCACAAAGTTTTTCGCCCGGTGATTTAGTCAAGTGGGCTAAGTGGAACACTAAAACTTCTAGCTGGGAAAAGAAATATGGCGTGATTGTTAAGATAAAAAATGAAATAAGGACCAACCGCCTTGTTTCAATTTCTTATGTCTATGTATATGAAAGAGAAGGTGTAAAAGAATTTTTTACCCTCAGTTTAAAAAAAGTAGGTGACCATGAAGAGTATAGTCGATCATATCGCGATATTGGTGGATGACTTAAGTGTTGCTGAGGATTGGTATTGTTCTCATCTATGCGGTGAGGTTAAATTTCGTGACGAAAGATACATTCGCCTCAAGCTTAAAAATACTAATATTGCCCTAATTGATAAAAAATATTATCCACATGCCCATTGTGGCATTTTGGTTGACAAAATAGAAGACCTCCCTATGGAAAAAGGTGAAATTGTAAAACATCGTGATGGAACTATGGGCGTTTATGTAAAAGACCCGTTTGGAAACTATTTAGAGTATATATGGTATTCGGATAACCAAAAAGAAGTTTTTTTAAACAATGATTAATACACTTAAGCCACTTATTAAGCAATTTATGCCTTTTGCACAACAAAGAATGGGTTTCAATAAACCGCCTAGGCTATTTTTGCGTCAAGATGAGGATAACGCAAAAAATCCGCTTGGAAAAACAGCTTATTATGATCCCAATCAAATGTCTGTCACTTTATATATATCCGGTCGTCACCCAAAAGATATTATGAGATCCTTGTCTCATGAGCTAGTACACCATACCCAAAACTGCAATGGAATGTTCAATGAGGTTGGAGAAATGGGGGAAGGGTATGCACAAAACGACGAACACCTGCGTGAAATGGAGCGGGAAGCATATGAACAAGGTAATTTATGCTTTAGAGATTGGGAAGACGGAATAAAACATACTATTTATTTTGAACATTTGCAAAAAGGAGCAAAAACTAAAATGTCTATTAAAAAATGGAAAAACAACGAACTTAAAGGTTTGTTAACAGAACAATGGGGATTCCAGATGGATCTCGGCAAATTAAACGAGGCTAAAGGCGAGAAGGGTGACGCTAATCCACTCGGTGGCCAAAGAGAAGAATTTGATGCAGATCTTGATGGCGCACCTGATGGTGGTGACGCTGATAAAAATGATCCGGACGTTCAAGAAGAAGGGGCTTTCTCGCCCAATCACTACTGTGTTCACCATGGTGGAGTTTCTAGAAACGGCTCAATTGAAATGGCGGAAGCTGTCAATCACAACTATAATAAAGGGTTGGGAAAAGTTACTCATTATGATATGAAGTTTTCTGATGGCTTGATTATGGAGAATGTAGCACTTGAAGATATTCAAATCACAGATGCATCTCTCGCGGAAGGGCACGATCACCCTATGAAGCGCGATGATGATGAAGAAGATGCCAGCCAGAACGCCCCGCTTGAGGAAATGGACATGAGTGCGTACTATCAAGCTGAGGCAGATTGCCGCCAGACTTCGAGGGGAGATCAAGAGGTGCTTGATAAATGTATACAGAATACACTTGCGAAGCAGGACGCCCCGCTTGAGGAAATGGGTTGTGGCGACCATGCCGATATGGGCGGTGAGATCGAAGTTGTCGATGATATGGCTGTTGCTGAAGATCCTGAGTCTTTAATTAATACCATCAAGGGGCTTTTAAGCCAGCTAGAGGGTTCAATGGGTGCGCCCCCAATGGAAGAGCCAATGATGGAAGGCGGAGATGATGAGGAGCTTGAAGAGCGTCGAGCAAGAGGGCGCGATCGGGAAGGTATGGCACCCGATGCACGTCGTCGTCCAATGCAAGAGACAGTCGTTCGTCAGCGAATTCGCAAGATTCTCAAGAACGTTAAATTTAAGAAATAGGAAATAAATAATGAGAACCATTCTTAAAGAAGGTAAAGCAAACACCCATTTGACCCATTTAGAAGAACTAGTTCTGACAAGAGGCGAAGAAGGCTATAAAATGGCCAGATCGTTCTTGTTGGAAATGATTAAAGTTCTTAGAGGTGATGGAAATACCAAAGTCAGCACTTCGGTTAAATGGGATGGCGCGCCGGCAATCTTCGCAGGCATTAATCCAGAAAATGGAAAGTTTTTTGTTGGAACAAAATCTATTTTTAATAAAGTTCCCAAAATAAACTATACTGTAGAAGATGTCGATCGAAATCACGGGCATGCGCCGGGATTAGTCGATAAATTAAAGAAAGCGCTGTATTATTTACCTTCTTTGGGTATTAACAAAATCCTTCAGGGCGATTTCATGTTCGATGATGGAATGATAGAAGTTGTTGATATTGATGGGGAGGCTCATTATAGATTTAAACCAAATACAATTGTTTATGCTGTTCCTGTTGATTCTAAATTGGGACAGCAAATAAAAAATGCGAAGTTTGGTATTGTCTTTCATACAACATATGATGGCTTACATAGCGGAGCCTCGTTTGGAGCCGATGTAAGTGGACTCAATAGAAGGCCAGATGTTTGGTTTGATGATGCGTTCTTTAAAAACGATACGGGCTATGTAACATTAACTGACGATGATGAGGAGCGGGTTGTAACGCTTGTTACGCAAGCCGACGCAGTTAATAGTAAGATAAATTATGAAAATCTTCCTTTAGCGAAAATGAATATCTATCTTAATAGCGAGATTCGCGGGGGTGCATTTGCTGATGATGCAGAAGGCTCGTATCAAGGCTTTCTGAATTGGAATCAAAATAGGCTCGACAAAAGAATCAATAAATTAAAAAGCGAAAAAGGCAAGCAACGTGCTATGGCTACCGGTCAAGCAGAGTTAGAAGCTATTGAGCGCTCCAAAAACGACATTTTAAATATTTTTAGACTCTCGCGACTGTTATTTGAAGCAAAGAACGTCTTTATTGAAAAATATAACAATGCGGTGTATGCCACTAAACATTTTGTTGACGATGGCTCTGGCGATCTTAAAGTATCAAACCCAGAAGGCTATGTCGCTGTTGATTATACAGGCAACGGAGTCAAATTTGTTGATAGATTAGAGTTTAGTCGTGCTAACTTTATGATGGATAAAGGGTTTAAGAAGGCTGGCGTAAAAGAAAATAACATATTAGAAATATTTTGGAACAATAAGAAATCCACCAAAATGTCTCTTAAAGAATGGCATACATTGCTTCCAAAAACCAGAAAAACGAATAAAAAGCTTTTCGAAAGCCTTAAATCCGGTAAAATGGTCACCTCTTTGGTGTCTGATAGTAAAATGGTAAAGCTAGCTCTAGCAGAAGCAGTTCAGTGGGCTATTGACGAGCAAGAAGAAACTTCCCCTGACATACCCCCTGGTAAAACTATTGCGATCGTTCCAGGGGCATTCAAGCCTCCGCATCTAGGTCACCTTGGTATGGTCATGACCTATTCTAGTATGGCTGACGAGGTAGTGGTGCTAATATCTTCTCCAAAAAAACTAAAGTCTCAAAGGACCATTAATGGTAAGTCGGTAACTGCTCAGAATTCTAAACAAATTTGGGATATGATGATATCGGACGCCGGACTGACAAATGTTTTAGTTCAAATTTCTAATGAGCCATCACCCGTTAGGGCAACTTTTCAATATGTTGGCGAAGATGGCCCATTGGATCCAGGAACAACGTTGATTTTAGGAGCTAGCAGAAAAGGTGGCGATCATAAGCGTTGGGCGGGTGCAGATAAATATATAAAACCCGGAGTTAAGCTTATCGATCCTGCAGTTAGTGCTGTGGTGCCAGAACTTCGCGGTGACGGAGTACCCTTTAGTGCTACCGACGCAAGAAATGCTTTATCAAACAATGAGGACGCAGATCTCTTCTTTGGGGATGGCAAAACGCAAATAGCTAGAGACATACTAGGATTGGATGAGATGCAAGAGATGTCAGCAGTGGCAGGAATGGCAGGAGGGACAGGAGGGGCTGTGACTGGTTATTCTGGCCCTTTGGGGTCTACAAAGGATGATGAAGAAGAAAGAGAATTTGTTAATGAAGTCATCTACTATTTATACAAACAAGGAATTTTAAAATGAGTAATGAAACAATGCTTAGAGAAAGTATACGATCAGTTGTAAAGTTTGTCAAGGAAAAAAGACTGAAAGAGGAAAAAGACCTTAGAAAGATCATTCGCAAGATGCTTGATTATGAACTTAGTAGCTTAAACGAAACACAAGTAGCCGATACAGATCCAACCCCGAATAAATCAACTGGGATTAATGTTTTAGAAGATCTTTTGAAAAAAATAATTCCTATTCTAGAGACAGATTATAAAATCCTAACAACGAACGTTGAACAAAGAAATTCTTTTCGCTCTCACGTTATTCAGGCAATTGTACAAACTTTAAAGCCTGTGGAAGTGAACAACGACGCGGATCTAGATCCTGGTGATGATCTGAATGAAGACATCGAAATAGAGCTTTCAGACGATCAAAACGATGATGATAAATTTATTGACATTCGCACAGATGCTGAAAAAGAAGCCGATGTAGAACCAGAGGATCCTCGTCAAGATTTTGGTATTGAGGGTCAGGATCAAACTGGAAGAAATATGGCTTATAGTTCTTTTAAGAAAATTGAAACAAATATTATTGATTCATTTGAATTGCTTTCGAATGATGAAGATAAAGAATTATTTCACGATTATCTAATAGCAAATGTAAAGCTTTATTTTGATAAATTTGAAACAGAACTATCAGATAAGGTAGCAGAGCCAACAAATCAAGCCTATACTGCAGCTTCAGAAGAAAACAGTGAAGATCCAACAGAAGATGAAATTGACTTGGGTTTATAAAAAAGACTTGACAAGCAATTAAAACATTGTTATAATATGATTGTAAAAACAAATGAAAGAAATAAAAACTAACAATATTAATAGTCTAACACAAAAAGGCTTATTAAACAATGAATTATTGGTTTTAATATCAAATTTAACTTTAGAAGATTTAATAGCTATCAAAATTGAGCTAGCTTCTTTACATTTAAAAAATAGACTTTATGGTCTTGACATTTGGAAGAAAATGAATTATATTACTAAAGAAGCATTATTGAGAGTTGCTATATCCTGCACTAAATCAAATTCTGAAGCATCAAGGTTTTTAGGAATTTCCTTAGATAGTTATAGAAAGAACCTTCAGAAATTTAATATGTATAAGGAATAAAACTAATGAAATTTATAAATGAGTGGAGACAGTTTTTAAAAGAAGAAAACTTTATAAAAGACTTTCCTCTAGAGATTGATGAGGAGGGGAATGTTATTTTATATCACGTTTCTTCAACAGCAAATATTACTGAATTCAGACCAGCAATTGCTGCAGCCAATGCCCAAAATTATACAACAAGAGATTATGTGACTTGGGATAGGCCAAGAGTTTTCTTTTTTACAAAAAGAGGACAGCAGGATACCGGAATAGGTGAAATACCGGGTAAAAGCTTTTATAAAATAAAAGTTGCACCAGATAAACTTTATCCTGTGGCGCAAGACCCTGCGCAACTTTCTTCTAGACAGCAGGTTCAAGAATATATGGCAGAACACATTCCTGCTTTCAATGAGAAATATGAGAAAGCTCAGAAATGTGATTCAGTAAATGATGAATATAATGAATGGCACATATGTTCAAAAGCGGAAGACTCTAATGGCATGGCTTGGTATCAGGATAGGTTTGCCGGCAAAAGGTTTTTAATCGATGACCCCAAGTTTCATTCAGACAAGCCAAACGTTTATGAATTGGTAGCCAGATTAGCAGAAGAAAGATATGGGACAATTGGATTTATATACCCACAGGAAAGCGGGGATCCAGATACAATGATAGCTGTAATATGGCGTCCCATTGAAACTTCACAGTTAGAAGACAATTTTTATTAGGAGAAAAAAATGAAAAGTAAGTTTTATGGAGCACCAATCACTAATATTTGGGGGAATACAATTCGTTATGGTATTGTTCGCGACTCAAAGGAGAGGGATGGTTGGCTTTATTTAGAGTGCGATTGGATTGATGATGAGCTTTATGAACACGATGTAGAAAGGGTTTGTAATCTAAGAGGCATTGAAAAAGATGAAAGTTTAGAATGGCTTAGAATCGATAAAATAAATATTATTGACATCAAAGAGCATGTAACAAAGCTTTCAAAACTATCTTATGCAGTTAAGGAAGTAGATGGTAGCGCTGATTATAATTATTATTTAACCGAAAGTTCCCACGATCCTTATACTATATTAACTTAAGGGGGTAATCTAGGCTTCGACAGGGTAAAAGATTAAAAGAGTGCAAGCAGGTTAGATACGACCTTAACAGTTCAAAAAACATAGTTGCAAATAACAACACACACTTCGAAGCAGTCGCGTTAGCGGCCTAATCGGGAGGCTGATTAGAGCCTTCTGTCCAATCTAATCAACACAACAGATAAGTTGTAAAAATCAAAAAAGCTCAATGCAATAGGCCGGTAAGCGTTGTTTTAAAGCCGGCTATCTTTGTTAGTTTGTTATAGTAAACTAAATAAGCTTGTGAATGACTTAATATTGGCATTATTCTGGACGGGGGTTCGACTCCCCCTACCTCCACTTTAAATTATGGAAACACTTTTTTTGACACCTTTTTCGTTTTTTTGTTGGCTTTGGATAATAAGCTTTACTATTATATATTTAAGTCGTGAGACGCTATATAACTATATGGTAGAGGTCTTAGAAGCGGCAAAAGAGAGACTTAGGGTTCCATCCCCTCACGAAATTTCAGAACACAATTTTAATTTTAACCATCCAGCCACTAACGTTGAGGAAGAAGACCCATTAACCTATTCACATTTAGGGAAAAAAATTTCAGTATTATCAGATACAGAACAATGAAAAAAATAAAAATATATCCAAAAGCCTTAAAGCTAGATTCATCTTACAGACCACTAGGATTAATCGACTCTTTAGAGGCTTTAGTTTTATGTATTTGCGGCAAAGCGGTAGCAGTCGAACAATATTGCAAAACAATAAGTTCGGTTTCACAAGTTTTTAAATTACCAGCCGTTATTGTTTTGAAAAGATTCGTTAAACACAGATTTACTGAACTTGCTCCAAGAAAAAGAAATATATTTTGGAGAGATGCGAACGTTTGTCAATACTGCACTAAGGCATTTCACATTAAAGATTTGACAGTTGATCATGTGATCCCTAAAAGCCGAGGTGGAAAAAATACTTGGCAAAACTTGGCAACCAGTTGTATGAAATGTAATCAAAAGAAAGGGGCAAGAACCCCAGAAGAGGCCAACATGAGGCTTTTGAATAAGCCACATAAGCCATCCAGTTTTCTTTTGAAGAACGTCGGTAAGGGCCAAATTAGTGATTTGTGGTCTAATTATCTATGGCACGTTTAAGGAGTCAATTAAATGGCAGTTAAGAAAAACTACTTGTTAGATACCAGTGTATGTCTGACAGATTCAGAATCAATATTTAAATTTGATAATCATGATATCTTTTTACCGTTGAAAGTATTGGAAGAGATTGATAAACACAAAAAAAGACAAGATTCCGTTGGCATTAATGCTAGAAAAATAATTCGTTCGCTAGATGAACTTCGAACAAAAGGGAATTTGCAAAAAGGTGTTCGTTTGGGAAAAGGAAAGGGCGTTTTAAAGGTAATGACCTATGAAGCTGCCCAAGGAACAAAGTTTCCGCCTGATTTGAATAAAAATATTCCAGATCATATAATCATTGCTACAGGGATGGCTGTTACAAAATCTTCCCCAAAGAGAAAGACCATTATCGTTAGCAATGATATCAATATGAGAGTAATTTGCGATTCTTTAGGTTTGATGGCGCAGGACTATACTTCAGAAGAAGTGGTTAATAATACAGATGAGCTTTATGATGGATTTAGTGATGTTTTGGCAGATGACGAAATTATTGATAGATTTTATTCGGATGAAAAAATATTTTTAGATGAGGTTGATACAGAAGAAAAACTGTCCTCAAATCAATACTTAATGCTATCATCCATTGCCAACCCAAAGAAAACCTGTTTAGCGCGCTTTGAAGACTATCAGAGTCCCTTGAAAAAAATAGTCTATACCAGCATACCCGATTGGAATATAAAGCCAAGGAACAAGGAACAGAGCTTCGCTATCGATATGCTTTTAGATCCATCAATCAGGTTGGTTTCATTAATTGGCCGAGCAGGGTCTGGAAAAACGCTTTGTGCAATTGCTGCAGGGTTGCAACAAACAATTGGAAAAGATAATTTATATTCGCGTTTGATTGTTTCTCGACCGGTTCAACCGATGGGTAAAGATATTGGCTTCTTGCCCGGTACAATGCAAGAAAAAATGCTACCATGGTTAATGCCCATTCAAGATAATCTTAAATTTTTGATGGGAGATAAGACCAGTCTAGAAATGTATATAGAAAAGGGTAAGATAGAAATAGAGGCTTTGACTTACATTCGTGGTCGATCAATTTCTGACGCTTTTATTATTATTGATGAGGCTCAAAACCTCACTAGACACGAAATAAAAACAATTATTACTAGAATTGGAGAAAACACAAAAATTGTCCTAACAGGTGATATTGAACAAATTGATAATATTTATGTTAATGAAACCTCAAATGGTTTAGCCCACGCAGTTGAAAGCTTTAAAGATTATAAAATAGCAGGACATATAACTTTCAGAAAAGGTGAAAGGTCAGAGTTGGCAACGTTAGCATCGAAAGTTTTATGATAGAAGCTTGACAAATATTGTATAATATGTTATATTTGTTTCTAAGGAGGAGATATGGAAGTTCAAGATGAACAAATAAAGACAGAAAACGAAATACACACTAATCCAATGCTAGCAATGGTAGTTGAAAAAGATACAGAATTAAAAGCTTATCTTGTAGAGTATGTTGGGAAAAAGCTTGACTGCGAAAATGTAACTGTAAATATGATTGCCGAAGTATTGGCGACTGATTTTGCTGAGTTCACTTTGGCTTTTGCCGAAGAGAATTTCTTGAGAGGATATCAACTGGGGTTAAACGATGCTGAGTTTCTTGAAGGAAAGTAATCAAAAAATGAATAATTTTTATACCCCAACAGGTATTAATGTTTATGTTAAAGATCCGTTAACGAACGGTTTAGACATGGAAGAAATAATAAGTGTTGTGGAAGCTAGAATTCCTCACAAATTTTTATCTGAGGTTGAGATGATCATTGTGGGAGATCTAGAAGAATTCGAGGAAAGAGAAATTAATGCCATGTATAAAGATGGCTGTTTATATATTACAAATCAGCAAGAAGATGCCGCCGATTTGATTGATGACATCATCCATGAGGTGGCCCATTCTATGGAGGAGCCTTATGGAATGGATATTTACGGAGATAAAAAACTAGAAACCGAATTTATTAATAAAAGAGGCCAACTGAGAAATATTTTATGGCAGCGAGATTTCAAAGCCCAGTTAAGTTTCTTTATGAATACAGAGTATGATCCAGAATTTGATGACTTTTTATTAAATAAAGTTGGGTATGATAAGTTATCTATCCTTATGCAAGGACTATTTATAAGTCCTTACGCTGCAACTTCTCTTAGAGAATATTTTGCTACAGGTTTTACAGAATTTTTTATGGTGCCGGATCATAGGCTTTTAAAGACGGTTTCTCCGGTTCTATATAAAAAACTAAAAAAACTTTACAAAGCTGATTGACAAAATTGTTTTTTCGTGTTATATTATGATCACGGAGAAATAATATGAATCATATCTCATATTCCGAACTCAAAGAATGGGTTCATTGTGCTTTTAGTCACAAATTAATTAGAGTTGATAAAATCGATGGTTTCAAGGGTAACGCTTTTACGGCATTTGGAAATGCTATTCACAATGTCTGCGAAAAGAAGCTTTTAAAAGAACAAATAAATGATGAAGAATATTTTCTTCAAGAATTTGAAAAGTTTCTTGACAAATTACCAAAAGATGTAGAAGTCGATCAAAAACTTGTAGAGCAGATGCGGCATCAAGGAAAGTCTCTTTTAGAAGAGCCTTTAATCGAAAACGCACTTAAGGAATATTTTAAAGATGGTTATGAAGTTTTGGAAGCGGAGATGGCCCTATATGAGCCAGTTGAAGGCTACGAAGATTATAAATTCAAAGGGTATATTGATGGTATCGTAGCCACACCTGATGGCAAGGTACATATTTTTGATTGGAAAACTTGTTCATGGGGTTGGGATGCTCGTCGCAAAAATGATGCGATGACGACATATCAATTAACTCTATATAAACACTTTTTTGCACAAAAACTGGAAATAGATCCAAAGAACGTTGAAACTCATTTTGCACTGATCAAAAGAACAGCAAAGAAAAACAGAGTTGAATTCTTCAGAGTTACAAGTGGTCAGAAAAAAACAAAAAATGCCCTTAAACTTTTGAACAAAGCGTTGTATAATATTAATAATAAACGTTACATTAAGAATAGACTTTCTTGCAGAAATTGTAAATTTAGACATACAGTACACTGTCCTTAATTTTATAGAAAGCCTACAAATATTTGGAGTAGAATATATATGTTAGCAGAATATATATGGGTTGATGGGACATCCCCGTATAAGTTATTACGAAGTAAAACAAAGGTTATCGAGGGTTGTAAGAATACACTCGACCCTGATGATTTTCCGCTATGGGGTTTTGATGGCTCTTCAACAAATCAGGCTTCTGGGTGCAATTCCGATTGTATCCTAAAGCCTGTTTTTGTCGTTGCGGATCCTTTTCGACCACGCAATAGTGATGGGGTTTTAATATTGTGTGAAGTTCTGAATGTAGAATTGACAGAACACGATAGCAATACACGCCGAATGGCGAGAGAAGTTGAACAAAAATATTTTAAACAGAAGGCATTATACGGTTTAGAACAGGAATACACACTTTTTAAAGATGGCCAGCCTTTAGGCTTTCCAGAAAATGGATATCCAGAACCTCAAGGTAAATATTATTGTGGTGTTGGAGGAAATAGGGCATTTGGAAGAGATATTGTGACAGCGCATCTAGAGCTTTGTTTATCGGCCGGCTTAGAAGTTGGCGGAATCAATGCAGAGGTTATGCCGGGACAATGGGAATTCCAAGTTGGGCCATTAGGAACAGTGTCAGCCGGTGACCATCTTTATATGGCGCGATATATACTTGAAAGAGTATCCGAGATTCATGGCGTTTCAGTAAATTATGCTGCAAAACCGGTTGAAGGTGATTGGAATGGCGCAGGCTGTCATACTAATTTTTCTACAGAGAATATGAGGAAGTCGTATCTCGCCTGCATCGAGGCTTGCGAATCTCTCGGCAATAATGTCGATGAGCACATTAAAAACTATGGTTATAACATTGAAAGCCGCCTAACTGGACAACATGAGACTTGTTCCTATAAGGAATTCCGCTACGGTGTATCAGACAGGACAGCGAGCATTCGTATACCATGGCAGGTTAAAAAAGATCAAAAAGGTTATATTGAGGACAGAAGACCTAATGCGGATTGTGATCCGTATGTGGTCTGCAGTTTAATTTTAAAAACAGTTATGGAGTATTAATGAAAAAAACAAAGATATTAGTGATTGCGGATCATCCGTTATCACCTTCTGGTGTAGGTACACAAACAAAGTATTTTATTGAGGCATTGCTAAAAACTGGCAAGTATCGATTTATTTGCTTAGGTGGTGCGATAAAACATCGCGACTATAGCCCTCAAAAAGTAGAACCATGGGGTGAAGATTGGAAAATTTTTCCAATAGATGGCTATGGGAATGATGAAATTATTCGCTCCGTTTTACAGAAAGAGCGCCCTGACATATTATGGTTTATGACAGATCCCCGCTTTTATGGCTGGTTGTGGGAAATTGAAAATGAAATCAGGGCAAATGTGCCTATGGTTTATTATCATGTCTGGGATAACTTTCCAGCACCACAGTATAATGGCAAATTTTATCGCTCGACTGATGAAGTGGTCTGTATCTCGAAAGTAACACATGATATCGTACAGGAAGTATCACCAGATGTTAGNTCCTGTTATTTGCCTCATGCGGTAAATTCGAATATATTTTATAAATATAAAACAGATGAGATGGTAAAAATCTCTGAGGATGTAAAAAAGAGAATAAGTATCGATAGTACTAAAAACTTTAAAAATAAAAATAAGAAATTGTTTTTTTGGAATAATAGAAACGCGCGCCGCAAGCAAAGCGGCACTTTAATTTGGTGGTTTAAGGAGTGGCTTGACAACGTTGGACATGACAAAGCAACACTATTGATGCATACAGATCCTAGAGATCCACATGGACAAGACTTGCCCCACATTATGCAAACTTTAAATATGACAGATGGCCAAGTACTTTTGTCTACGAATAAAATTCAACCAGAAGATTTGGCCAATATTTATAATGCTGCCGATTTTACAATTAATATATCGGACGCCGAAGGCTTTGGCTTGGCTACTTTGGAATCTTTATCTTGCGGAACGCCAATTATTGTTAATATGACAGGAGGATTGCAGGAGCAAGTTACAAACGGAAAGGACTGGTTTGGAATTGGCATTCAGCCGGCCTCAAGGACGGTTATAGGCTCTTTGAACGTGCCCTATATTTACGAAGATAGAATCTGCAAAGAAGACTTTCATCGCGCTTTAGATAGTGCATTAAATATGAGCGACAAAAAATATAAAAAGATGTCAGTTCAAGGCCGCGCACATGTAAGTGAAAATTATAATTTTGAAAAATATGAAAAAAGGTGGGTAGAACTTATGAATGAAATCGTTGAAAAACACGGCTCTTGGGAAACTAGAGAAAATTATAAGCGTTGGTATATGATGGAGGTGGCCTAATGCGTAAGAAAGTTTTATTTAAGGGTCCGTTGCTGACAAGATCGGGATATGGAGAGCAATCGCGATTTGCCCTACGGTCTTTAAGAACTCGCGAAGATTTATATGATATTTATATTCAGCCACTTCGCTGGGGGACTACTTCGTGGATTTATGAAATCAATGAAGAAAGAGAATGGATTGATAATACTATTGAAAAAACAATTGCGTATATTCAACAAGGTGGCCAATTCGACATGTCGCTCCAGGTTACAATTCCCAATGAGTGGGAAAAACTAGCGACGGTTAATGTTGGATATACTGCCGGGATTGAAACCACTAAAGTAGCCCCCGGTTGGCTGCAAAAAGGCAATGAAAATGTTAACAGAATTATAACAATTTCTAAACATTCTCAAGCTGTATATAAAAACACAGTTGCTATAGCAGAAGACACACAAACTGGAGCCAAGTTTGAATACAAATTGAATACCTCTATTGAATATGTCAGCTACCCAACTAAAAATTTTGAAAAGTTACCAAAATTAGATAATTTACAGTTTGAAACTTCATTTAACTTTTTATCTATAGCACAATTTGGCCCTAGGAAGAATTTGCCAAGCACCGTGAAGTGGTTTGTAGAAGAATTTCATGAAGAAAACGTAGGATTAATTCTTAAAACAAACATAGCAAAAAATTCTGTTATGGATAGAGAGACAATTGTTGCAGATCTAGAAAAGTTTATGTCAGAGTTTCCAAACAGAAAGTGTAAGTTATATTTGATCCATGGAGATATGACAGATGAAGAAATCCACGCATTGTACAAACATCCACAAATTGATGCATTTTTAGCGCTTCCGCACGGGGAAGGCTTTGGCTTGCCTATCTTTGAGGCAGCCTACAGCGGCATGCCAGTAGTTGCCACAGGCTGGTCAGGGCAATTAGATTTTCTTGTAGATGAGCAGGGTACCGAACATTTTTATAACGTAGCATTCGACTTACAGCCCGTTCAAGAACATATTGTATGGGAGAATGTCATAATTAAAGAGTCAATGTGGGCTTACCCAAGAGAACAATCAGCAAAAACACAAATGAGGCTTTGTTATAAAACGTTAAGAAAGGACAATGTTGAGGCCAGGATGGATCGTCTAAATGAGGCAAAGGCATACGCAGAACAGCTTCATGAGAAATTTACACAAGAAGGTCAGTATAAAAAGTTTGTTGATATTTTTAGCGGAGAAGATGGGCTTTCTCTAGGGGCAAGTGAAGAGTTTGAGATTCAGGACTGGCTTAACGAGCTAGAGGCTACCGAAACAGAATGAAGATATATTTTGTCGCCGACTTTTTCTTAAAAGATATATTAGGTGGTGGAGAGCTTAACAACCACGAAGCAATAATCACACTAAAACAAAGCGGCCATTCAGTGGAAACGATAAATAGCCACTTAGTTAATCCCAATTGGATAAGAGAAAGGGATAATTTTATTATTGCAAATTTCGTAAATTTATCAGCAGAATGTAAAAGCCTATTGTTAGATAAAAATTATTTGATCTACGAACATGATCACAAATATATCAAGTCTAGGAATCCTGGTTTATATAAAGAATTCATCGCACCAAAAGATCAAATTGTAAATTTAGAATTTTATCAAAAAGCAAAAGCGGTTTTATGCCAATCTAACTTTCATTTAGAAATTATCAAGAGTAATATCGGGTTAAATAATTTAATCAATTTAAGTGGCAACTTGTGGAGTATTGAATCGCTGGAATATATGAAGAATATAAGCCACAAGCCTAAAGAGAATAAACATTGTATCTTAAAATCCAGCATAATTCATAAGAATACATATGACGCGATAAAATATTGTAATATTAAGAAATACGATTACGTTTTAGTATCGGATTTAAATTATTATAACTTTTTAAGTAAGATGGGGAAGAATAAAACATTTATCTTTTTCCCAAAGACTCCAGAAACTCTGTCTAGGGTTACGGTCGAGGCCAGAATGATGAATATGAAGACAATTACAAATAATAAAGTGGGTGCCTCGCAAGAACCATGGTTTAATCTCAAAGGGGAGGAGTTGATAGGTAAGATGATTGGGAAAAGAGAAGAGATAACAAACACAATTATAGAGGTTTTAAGTGAATAATCGTTTTATAGTTATAACCCCGTTTTACAATGTAGAAAACTGGATAAACCTTTGTGTTAATAGTGTATATAAGCAAGGCTATAAAAACTATATCCACTATTTGGTCGATGATATATCAACTGACAAGAGTGCAGAAAAAATAGAAAAAATTATTAAAGACAAGAATAGCTTTCATTTGATAAAAAATGAAGTTAAAAAGTATGCTTTGCAAAACATATATGATACTCTAGATAATAATGATATAGACGATGATGACATAGTGGTAATATTAGATGGCGATGATTGGCTAGCTAGCAGTGAAGTACTACAACGGATCAACGAAGAGTATGAAAAAACAGATTGCTTGATGACTTATGGGTCATATATTGAATATCCATCGCTTCTAAGAGGAAAGTTCTCAAAAAGAATTCCCGAACACATAATTCAACAGCAGTCTTATCGTAAAAATGAGTGGATGTCTTCACACTTACGCACGTTTCGTTATAAACTTTGGAAAAAGATTGACAAAAAAGACTTTATTAATGAAGACACTAATCGGTTCATAAAAGCAGCATGGGATTTGGCATTCGTTTTTCCGATGTTGGAGATGTGTGGCCACAGGGCACACTATATTAAGGATACCTTATATATGTATAACCGCACAAATCCTTTAAACGAAGATAAAGTAGATCACAGTTTGCAATTGTCAGAAGAGAGACAGGTACGCTCCAGAAGCGTCTACAAACTACAGGAAAATATATAATGAAGATTTTAGGTCTTATGTCGAGCCACGATTGCTCTTTTTGTATTTTGGAGAATGGCATTCCAATAATGCACGCAGAATTAGAAAGATATATCAGAAAGAAAGAACCAGAAGGCAATCCGTTTGCTTTTTTTCAAGAAGTGTGTAAAGAAGAAGAGATTGATGCAATAACCGTTTGTTGCGGTTTTATGGAGCATATGAAAGAAAAATTTCCAAAAGGGTTTATTGAATTGGAAGAATATGCCGGCAAAAATGATATTCCTGTTTATATAATGGGCCATCATCAAAGCCATGCAGCCAATGCATTTTATTCTAGTAATCTTGATGATGCCCTGATCGTTACTTTAGACGGCGGAGGCTTGGATGTAAATTCTAACAACGAACTAATTGCAACTTCTTTTACAGTTTGGGAAGGCTCCGGTATAAATTTAGTTAATCGCGGAATAGTCCCTAGTGATCAATTAAATATTGGGTTTGCTTGGCAAAGGGTAACAAAATTAGTATTTGGCCTTTCTAATGGATATCCGAGAGGCAATCAAGCTGGAACCGTTATGGCAATGGCTTGCATGGGAGATCCGAATAAATATTTACATTATTTTGAAAAGTTTGAATTTTTGAATGAATCCTATCGAATAGATGATATAGGAAATGATGAGAATTCTGATAAACGTTTTGACTTTAAAATGATGAGGGAGATAGCCTCGCGTTCAGAACAGCATGCCTTTGACGTTGCTGCAGCGCTGCAAAAAGCTACAGAAAGGAAGATAAAGCATCTTTTTGATCAATTAGCAACTGTATCTAACAAGAAAAATCTTTGCCTGTCTGGGGGCGTTGTGCTGAATTCGGTGATGACTGGAAAGCTATATGACTGGTATGGAAATAAGTTTGAGAATATATATGTTTGCCCCGTTTCATATGATGCTGGTCTTTCGATTGGTTCTGCACAATATTTGTGGCACCAAGTAAAGGAAAACCCTAGGATTAAGTGGGAAGATAACGCAACACCGTTTTTGGGGGAGATCTATGATGGCGATCGTATCGCTAGCGCAATAGACAATGATAAATTAGTTTCGAAAAAAACAAGTACAGAGGAGGTCATAGATTTGTTGGCTGACCAAAATATTGTATCTGTTTTCAGCGGGGCTTCTGAATCTGGTCGTCGTGCTTTAGGAAATAGAAGCATCTTGGCTGATCCTCGACAGCCAAACATGAAAGACCTTATCAACGAAAAGGTAAAACACCGACAGTGGTTTAGACCTTTTGCTCCTTCAATATTAAGAGAGAAGGTGTCTGAGTGGTTTGATATAGACATCGATAGCCCTTACATGTCATTTGTTATTGATTTCAAAGAAGAGGTGAGAGACAAAGTACCAGCAGTTGTACATTTAGATGGCACTGCAAGGCTGCAGACGGTAACAGAAAAAGATAACGGATGGTACTACCATTTTATTAAAAAATGGGAAGAAAAGACCGGTGTTCCAATATTGTTAAATACAAGCTTTAACGATCGCGAGCCGATTGTGGAGACACCGGAAGACGCAGTTAATTGTTTTATGGGTACAAATATAGATTATTTATATTTTGTAGATGAGCAACTATTAGTTTCTAAAGCAGGTGAGTAATATATGATATCAGCAGAAATAGCAGGCCGCTTGGGTAATCAAATGTTTATTATTGCTGCAGCACATTCATTAGCTATCGATAATGAGGATCAAGCTGTCTTCCCAGGATCGATAATATGCTTGCACCCGCCAACAAAAAGTGAAACGAGATTACACAGAAATACTATTTTACGAAACGTACACTATACAAATGATTTGTCTTTTGTTAAAAATGTATATGTAGAGCCGGCAAATCACGGATATGCTAAAATCGATTATAAGCCAAATTCATATCTTAGGGGTTATTTTCAATCAGAAAAGTACTTTAAGCACAACCGAGAACATATATTAGAATTATTTTCTCCTCAAAAACAAATAGAAGAACATCTATCTAAAAAATATGAAGCTCTGATTAANAATGAAGACTGTGTTTCAGTTCACATTCGACGTGGCGATTATTTAAAATTAAGTGAATTTCATGCCGTGCTAGGTAAGGAATATTATGGTAAAGCCATGGACAAATATCATGATGCAAATTTTGTATTCTTCAGTGACGATATAGAATGGTGCAAACAGACTTTTAAGGGTAAAAACTTTACTTTTATAGAAAAACAGCCAGATGTCTTAGATATGTTTTTGATGTCTAGAATTTGCCATAATATAATCGCCAATTCATCATTTTCATGGTGGGGGGCTTGGCTAAATCAAATAGATGCGCAGACAGTTGTAGCTCCATCGCGCTGGTATGGGCCTAAAAATTCACACTTACAGAGAAAAGATTTGACACCACCTTCTTGGGATGTTATAATATTGGGAGAAAAATGAATATTGAACAATTTATAAATAACTTACAAAAAGACGAACAGGGTTATGTGATATTAAATATGTTCGATAATTCTATATTACACGAAAGCTTTCTAGAGTCAGCATTACGCTGTAGTGCGCCCGACTTTGAAAGAAAGCCTAAAAAAATACGTTATATAAAAAATCAAGTAAGTTGGCCTGGAATAACAGTTTTCACTGATAAGACTTTTCATTTAGCGCCACGAGTAGAGTGTCCGGTAAAAATTGCTTGGCTAATTGAGCCTTATGACTTGTTACCTCAAGCATATGATATAATCACCAGATTTGAAGAACATTTTGATTTTGTTTTTACTTATGAAAAGACCTTGATCGATAGGGATCCAAAAAAGTATATTTTTCACCCTTGCGATACATCCGGTATTGAACTAGAGAGCTACAAGCTGCACGAGAAGAATAAACTAGTGTCTATGATATACTCCGAAAAGACATGGCTGTTTGGTCATCGTCTTAGACACATTGTGGCAAAAAGCCTTTTACCTAAAATGAAATATGATAAAGTCGATCTTATGGGGCGCGCCACAGAAAGACCCGTTAGATTGAAATCAGAATCGCTAAATGATTATATGTTTCAAATAACAATTGAAAACGCCAAAAGACATAATTATTTTGCCGATAAGATATATGATTGTTTTGTTACGGCAACAATTCCAATTTACTGGGGTGCACCCAATATTGGAGATTTTTTTGACGAAAGGGGTATTTTATCTTTCAATCACCCAAACGAATTGGAAAAGATTTTATATAGCCTGACGGAAGAAAAATATCACTCAATGTACAAATATGTTAAAAAGAATCATGAAGAGGTTATGAAGTATTTAAGGCCAGACGATCTATTGTTTGAGAGTATTGTACATCGTTTAAAAGAAAGGGGTCGCGATATAGCATGTCACACTTAATAAGACATTATGATACGACAAAATATAATTTTTTAGAACATGTTCTGGACTGCTATTCGATCGAAGATTTAACAGAGCTACACCAACTAGACATAGATCTGTGCAATTCAGAAATGCTAAATCAAGACAATGAAGCGGAAACTTTTTTTCACAAGAAGTTTTATGAAAAGTTATCATCCGGATGGAACGAGTTGGAAACATCATTCCAGAGGTTTATAAAAAATGAAATTTCATATATTTTTAATCGTGATTTTCTATATCAAACTTTTCCAACATATAGAGTTCAGGTGCCAAACCAAATAGCTGTTTCAAATTGGCATTATGATAGTGACGAAGAACACCGACATCCATTATGGGAAATCAATTTTCAGATTGCAGTAACAAACATGTTTGACACGAATTGCACTTGGGTTGAATCGATACCGGGTTTGGGTGATTTTTATCCGATACATTTAAAGTATGGCCAGTTTGCTATTTTTGATGGTAATAGATGCCGGCATGGTAATAAAAAAAACACTACCGGTAAAACTCGTGTTAGTTTTGATTTTAGGGTTTTGCCTTATGATAGGTTTGATCCGGACAATATAAAATATAGTTATTACGGTCGCCCATTTGCTGATGGTGGCTATTATAAATTATTTTCCATGGGGGATGATTAATGTTTGATCCGACAAAAGAATACGCCATAGAAGAACTCAAAAAACAAGGTTTGATTGAAGATGCTTGGGATGCAGTTGATTTATTTGAAAGAACAGTGGCAGATTATGCCGGAAGCAAATTTGCTATAGCCGTTGATAATTGTACAGATGCTTTATTTTTGTGTTTAAAGTATTTAAACTGTGGGGAAAATGATGTTATAATAATACCGAAGAAAACTTATTGCTCTATACCAATGTTAATCCGCAATTTAGGAGCGGGATATAAATTTGAAGATATTCAGTGGAGTGGCTCTTACCAACTGCATCCATTTCCTGTACATGATTCGGCATTGAGATTAACAAAGAACATGTATGTGGAAGGCACATTTCAGTGTTTGTCATTTCATCGCAAGAAGATACTCAAATTAACAAAAGGTGGTATGATTTTGACAGATAATAGTGATGCTGTAGAATGGTTCAAGGCGATGCGGGCAAAAGGCCGCCACCCTCACAAAAAGCTGTTTTATACAGAGGAACAATTTGATGTTATGGGCTGGAATATGTATTTGCACCCGGAAGATGCCGCAAAAGGCTATTTGATTTTTAAAAACCTACCAGAAGTCAATGAAGACGCTGGAGGAGAGCACACTTATATCGATTTAAGTGAGCAGGAGTTTTTTCGAACCCACGAGGCTAAAGAATAATGAAAAATGTTTATCTATTTGAGATTAATGATGTAATCGCCAATCAAATAAAATTACCATATAGTACTGGTCTAATTTGGTCATATTGTATATTAGAGAAAGAAATAGAACAAAATTATAATCTAGACGGCTGGTTTTATTATAGAGAAGATGATGATATAATTTTTGACAAAATCGAAAACCCATCTATTGTGGGTTTTAATTGTTTTGTTTGGAATTGGAGATTTAATCTTATAATGGCAGAGAGGATTAAGCAAAAATATCCGGACTGTGTAATAGTGTGTGGCGGCTGGCAGCAACCCATTGCTGATAGGAGTCAAGGCTTCTTTGAAGAACATCCGTTTATAGACATTCTGGTTCACGGTGAGGGCGAAATAACTTTCAGAGAAATACTTTTAGAGAATCTAAAGCAAGATCCAGATTTTAAAACTGTCGCCGGCTGCTCCATAAAAAATGAAGATTTGACAACGTTTGTTACTGAGGGTCGCCCAAGAATAAAAAATCTTAATGAAATGCCAACACCTTATCTGAATGGCTTATTTGATGGGCTTGCTAAGGATTGTCCTTTTATCTTAGAGTCTACAATCGAAACAACTAGGGGTTGCCCGTACTCATGCACCTTCTGTGAAATTGGTACCAAATATTATAGCAAAGTTCAGAAGCAGAGTGTCGAAAAAGTAAAAAGAGAGATTGATTGGATTTCCAAGAACAAAGTTGAATTTGTCTATAATGCGGATTCTAATTTTGGCTTATTCTTTGATGATCACTTAGAAGTAACGAAATATATGATCCAAAAGAAACAAGAGACAGGATATCCAGTGGCACATCGATGTGATTGGGCGAAAGCAAAGGCAGATAAGATTTTAGAAATAGCTAGTAGGTTTACTGAGGCCGGAATGGATAAAGGCTTTACAATCGCGCTACAATCAATGAATAAAAATACCTTAAAGGCGATTCGTAGAAAGAACATTGATGATGGCAAATTAGGTGAGTTTTTAGATTTATATAACGAGGCAGACGTACCAGCGTATGTTGAGTTGATCCTAGGGCTACCAGAAGAAACGTTTGATTCCTTTTTAGATGGCGTTTGTCATGTGATGGAATTGGGGCAGCATAATTATATCGGCATTTATTCTCTTACTGGTTTTCCAAATACCCCATTTGGTGACCCGGAATATATTGAAGAATATGGCTTGAAGCTTATCAAGACTTATACCGCATTTAATCATTATGATATATCGGAATTCAACAATTTTGAAAGAGAAACAATGATTGTCGGAAGCAATGCAATGACGTTTGAGGAATACAAAAAGTGCCACTACTTCAGGTGGGTGGTGATGAGTGGCCACTATCTAGGTACAACTCAATTTATTAGTCGCTTTCTTAGAAAAAATAATGATATAACCTATAGAAAGTTTTATGAGACTTTATTACAGTTTGCGTATGATAACCCAAATACAGTTTTGGGCAAAGAGTTGATAGAGACAATCAAAAGCCTGGAGGCAACATTAGATACGAAACACCCATGGGGAAGAATTTTACCAGATGTTAGGAAGAATTTTGCATGGGACTTTGAGGAGGCAACTGTTATCACGGTTGCCAAGAATCGAGATCAGTTCTATAAAGAGATTAGAGAATTTATTTGGTCTTATTTGCAAATAGAATTAGAAGAGGGGCTTTTGGACGATTTGTTTAAATATCAAGAGCTTTCGATTATCGATCCGACCGGAGAATACCCAATTAAAGAAAAATTTAATCACAATATACACAATGTGATTCACATGAGTTCTCCTCTAGTTAACAAACCAGACGAAGTAACGTTTGAGGGTGCGAACTATTTCGGCGATTATTACACCTGGGGCAAAGAAAAACTTTGGTGGGGCCGGAGGATAGGGGGATGTAAAACAAAGTCTTACAGAGCATCCTCGATTGAGCATCGGCTATCTTTACACCGTGGCACGTTGCGTGGCTGACAAGTGGAAATGGGAGACAGCACATTTAACTCCCGGCGCGGGCATAGTTATATTACGAAAATTTAATGACGAGTGGAATGTTTTGGGAATGTGGGCTAATGGCGGCTATGATATACCAAAAGGACATGTCGAAGATGACGAAGGGTTTTTAGAGACAGCAATTAGAGAAACATTCGAAGAATCCAATATAAACAAAATAAATTTTCAATTTGGCCATTCGTACATTACTTTAGATTATTTGAGAGTATATGTTGCGGTTACCACACAACAAGCAAAAATAAAGCCAAATTATAAAGGCTTTATGGAGCATGAACATTTTTCGTGGCTAACCTTTGAAGTAATGATGGAAAAAGCATATGATTATCTTAAACCAGCAATTGAATGGGCAAGAGAGGAGGCGTTGAATGAGAATACAGATTAACGACATCATTGATCGGCATGCTGGAGTTCCTGCAGTGATTACCCTGCATGGACCAACGTTAAATCTACATAAAGAAAAAATAATCGATTATCAAAAACAAGGTAAGATCCTAAGATTTTCTGTTAATAATTGGTATGACTACTTTGATTTGACACCCAGTTATTGGATATTGTCAAGTTCTGAGCAGGGTTTCCCGATTAGGAGAATGTTGCCGATTATCATGGATAAGAAAATGCCGATGTTTTTTTCTGATGATGGGGATTTTACTTCGAAGAAGTTGATTGGAGACTCTTTGAATTCAGAGTGGCTAGTTTATGATCAAAGACATTGGCAAGGAAAGACCTGTTTAGAGATATTGAAATCATTTAAAGAGCATCATACAATAAATAAGAATTTTGAATTTAAAACATTTGGCAATAATAGTGCAATGTGGAAGCCACCACGTTGCTATACGATGTCTGGGCATTCACTAGAGGGGCTTTGCTGTCATCAGAACGTGCCGGCTAGAGTCCCGATACAAGAGGAGTTACAAAATTTATCTGGCCACGATAGCCACTACAGCACTGGAGATACGGTTGCGCTTCATGCGATAGCCTTTGCGATTTTGATGGGATGCAATCCAATATATGTTGCTGGTTTGGATTTAGACTATAACAAAGGTTATGCCAATAAAGACTTGACCGATTGGGACTGGAAAGCAAAAAGTGTTAATGCTTGGACGCCGGTTCAAGAGAATCTAGAAAATGATTTGAATATCTTGAATGCTAGCGCACAAAAAAGAAATATTAATATTCTTAACTTAAACCCGAATCCATGGTATAATTCATTTAATATATCTGGTTTTGATTTATGAAATATGAAGATTGTTATTTTTTAATACCCGCTAGAAAAGGCTCGAAAGGTTTTCCTTTTAAAAATAGAAAGCTTTTCAATAGAACTGCGGCAACGATACCAAAAGAAATGAGTTCTAGGGTATATGTTTCGACAGACGATGAACAAGTTAAGCAGATGGCCAATTCGAGCAATTTTAATGTTGTAGATCGGCCAAGCGGCTTAGCATGCGATAAGACATCATTGAAGGATGTAATCAAACATTTTATCGAACAACAGTTGATAAGTGACAATTCAACAATTATATTGTTATTTTTAACCTACCCCCAGAGAACGTGGGATGATATAGGACAGATATACGATTATTATAAAGACAGTTCTGCAACATCATTAATATGTGCAGAGCCGGTCAATGAACATCCATATTTGTGTTTTTATGATACGGAAAATGGAAAAGCAGAATTAGTAGTGAAGCACAATTTTTATAGAAGACAAGATTACCCTGAATGTTTTAAGCATTCAATGTTTTTTGCCTGCTACAGTGCCGCTATTGTAGACAATCTTCATGATTTGCTTTTTGAAAAAGACACTATTTTTTATAAATTGAATAACAAGAAGATAGATGTAGATTATAAAGAGGATTATACTAAATGGGAAGTATAGCAGACGAGAGATTTATGCCTAGAGAATTCAACATACCTTTTGATCCATTCATGAGGCATTTTGAAAGATATTTTACAATCGTTAAGATGCTGGGGCACACAGGAAAAAGCCAAAAATGGTTGGACTGTGCTTGTGGCACTGGCTATGGGACGAATCTCTTGACAAATTTTGTCGAGTATGTGGTTGGATACGACATAAATAAAGAGACAGTATATTATGCTAATCAGAATTATAGAAATGATTACTGTCAATTTACTAGCGATATTAGCCGCTATAAATCATTTTTTGATACAGTTGTGTCAGTGGAAACCGTAGAACATATGCCACAAGAAGATGCAAAAGTTTTTTTAAACGGTTTATATGAATGTTTGAAAGCCAATGGCTGTCTAATGATCACTACTCCAATTGTAAAAGAGACGAACAGAAGTCCGATAAACAAATTTCATTCTATAGAATATTCTGATGAAGATTTTATAGCCCTATTGAGTGATACGGGATTTAAAGTTACCGAAAAGAGCTTTATAGAAACTAAATTTACGGATGGGGAAACTAAAGATCAGGGGTATTATAAATGTCAAAAACTGAAATAATAGCAGAGATTGGAATAAATCACAACGGCTCTGTAGATATCGCTAAAAAACTTATTGACGCGGCTGCTTTATCCGGCTGCGATTATGTTAAGTTTCAAAAGAGAACACCCGATATCTGTGTGCCAGAAAGCCAAAAACAAAAAATCAGAAGCACCCCATGGGGAGAAATGCCATATATTGACTATAAGAAGAAAATTGAATTTGAGCACGAAGAATACGACACTCTCATGAAATATTCAAAAGAGAAGGGTGTGGGATGTTTTTCTTCCGTCTGGGATAAGCCTTCTGTAGATTTTATGTCGCAGTACACGAACATTGGCAAGGTAGGTTCTGCTTCAATTACTGACTTAGGGCTATGTCGATATGCAAGAGAAAAATTTGATTTCTTGATAATATCAACGGGCATGAGCGTAGAAAAAGAAGTCGAAGAGTGTATGGAAGCATGTAAGCCAGATGTAGTTATGCATACAAATTCGTCTTATCCTTCTTCTGTAAATGAGCTAAATTTAAATTATATATTGTGGCTTAAAGAAAAATATCCAAATTGTCATATAGGCTATAGCGGACATGAATATGGGCTAGTTACAACATTCGCTGCAGTAGCAATGGGTGCAAATTGGATTGAAAGGCATGTAACGTTAGATAGAACAATGTGGGGCAGCGATCAATTAGCGTCAATTGAGCCACACGGTTTGATTAAATTGGTGAAAGGAATCAGAGACATAGAATTAGCAAAAGGTTCCGGTGGCCCAAGAGTTCTTTTAAATTCTGAAAAACTAAAAAGAGAGAGCCTAAGAAAGAAATGATTTATTATGTTGATATTGATGAGACAATTTGTACATCCCCAGAAAACAGAGATTATTCCTTGGCTGTTCCGATAAAGGAGAATATCGAAAAGATAAATAAGCTTTATGGTGAACATACAATAATTTATTGGACAGCAAGAGGTACCGGATCCGGCATTGATTGGTCAGAAGTTACAAAAAAGCAATTTAAAGAATGGGGCGTGAAGCACCATGAAGTAAAATTTGGCAAACCAATTTATGACATGTTTATCTGCGATAAGGCCATTAATTCAGAAACGTTTTTCAATCGAGGTACAAATTGATTAAATTAGCGGATAAAAACATTGAAGACAATGATATTAATGTATTGATTGAATGGTTATCTAAAACCGATAGATACACCAAGGGCGAGCAAACAAAGCAGTTTGAGCAGGAATGGTGTAATTGGCAGCAATCTGAATATTCTGTTTTTGTAAATTCAGGCTCATCAGCCAACTTTTTAATTGTCGCTGCTCTTTTATATTCTGGATTTTTAAGAAATAAAAAGATCATTGTACCGGCAGTTAGCTGGGCTACGACTGTCTCACCGGCCATTATGCTTGGGATGGAACCAATATTATGTGATTCTGATGAAGACAACCTAGGTTTATCGGTTGAAGATTTTGAAAGACTCTGCAGGGACCATAAACCCGCCATGGCGATGATAGTTCATGTTTTAGGTCACGCCAACCATATGTCAGAGATTATCAATATATGTGAGAGGTATGATGTAATTTTGGTCGAAGATACTTGCGAGGCTTACGGAAGCACCTACAAAGGTAAGAAGTTGGGTAATTTTGGTATTGCCAGTACGTTTTCTTATTTTTATGGCCATCAAATGTCAACAGTTGAGGGGGGAATGGTTTGTACCAATAATCGTGAGCTTTATAATATTATGCTGTCAATTCGTTCTCACGGCTGGCTGAGGGATAATGATGAAGCTTTTACTCAAAAATACTTGCAAAAATATGAAATGCATGATGCATTTAGCATGAAGTACTTCTTTGTCTTTCCTGGCTTCAATATTAGAAATACAGATATTAGCGCAGTTGTTGGGAGAAGTCAAATTAAGAGAATTGACAATAATATAATGGCAAGAGATAAAAATTATAGAAAATTCAGCGCAGCGTTAGAAGGCAAAGTGTGGATACAAAAAAGCGATACAGACTTAATTTCTTCCTTATCTTTTGGTATAATTGACGAGAATAGAAAGCAGATAGTTGAAGCGCTAATAGAGAATAATGTTGAGTGCCGGCCATTAATATGCGGTTCAATACAAGAACATCCATTTTGGTACGAGAGGTATCCAAAGAGGGAGCTACCAAACGCTCAACGTGTACATGATTATGGGTTTTATATTCCATGTCATCAGCATTTAACAGAAGAACAAATAAATTTTATTTCTGAAATAATCATAAAAAATGGAGCAAATAAATGAAATGTAGAATTTCTGGCAAGGAGACAGTGGAAGTTTTTAATTTAGGCAACTTGCAAATGTCCGATTTTATAGAACCAGATGAACAACCTAGAACTGGCACTGGCGAACTCAACATGCTACTATGTACAGAGTCAGGTCTTTTGCAGGTTGAAAAGCCAATTCCTCAAGACCAAATGTATGGAAAATATTGGTATCGCTCGGGTATCAATACGACAATGAAGAAGCTTCTAGAAGACGTTGCGGTTGATTGCTTATCCTCCATTCAAATAAATGAAGGAGATGTTTTTCTAGATATTGCCTGTAATGATGGAACTATGTTTGATTTTATCCCAGATGAGTATATCAAAGTTGGTATAGATCCTGCAGATGACTCTTTCTTACAGGAATCTCAGAAAAAAGCAAATTTTGTTGTACAGGACTTCTTTAGTGCAGCCGCATATAAGAGCACACCATATGGCAAAATTAAGCCAAAGATTATAACAACAATTGCAATGTTTTACGATTTAGATGATCCGTGGCCATTTGTACAGGATATAAAAGAAATATTAGATGATGATGGAATATGGGTGATGCAATTAAGCTATACACCACTAATGCTTAAACAATTGGCTTTTGATAATATTTGTCACGAGCATGTATGTTATTATTCCTTAAGTTCATTGAAGTATTTGATGGATAGGGCTGGCTTTGACATTGTAGATTGTTCACTTAATGATACAAATGGGGGTTCTTTTCGTGTATACTTAATGAAGAAAGATGCTGATAAGACGAAATTTCGTAATCAGCAAAAAAGAGATGTTGCGAATTTCAGAGTAGAGTCTATTTTGTCTTATGAAAAAAGCCTAAATCTAAACGATCCAAAAGTTTATGCGGATTTTTATAATCAAATTTGTGAACTTAGGCAAAAAACTGTTGATTTTATAAATCAAGAGAAGAAAGCCGGCAAAACCATATGGGGATACGGTGCTTCTACAAAGGGAAATACATTGGTGCAATGGTATGGTTTAGATAATTCACACATCGATGCAATTGCGGAAAGGTCAGAATATAAATTTGGCCTTCTAACAGCCGGAACCAATATTCCAATTTATTCTGAAGAGATTATGAGGCAGGAACAACCTGATTATTTACTGATACTTCCATGGCACTTTATAAGTGAATTTTGTAATCGTGAGTCTGATTATATTAATGCAGGAGGCAGATTCATCGTGCCATGCCCTCAGTTTATGGTGTATCCGCCGGAGAAAAAATAAATGGATATTTTAAACTTTCAAGATGAAGTTTTAGTTACTGGTGGTACCGGAATGGTCGGAAGAGCGTTGCAGAAGGCAATGCCGAATGCACATTATGTTGGCAGCGAGTACGACTTGACTAAATACGCGCGTACAGTCCAATTGTTCGAAGAAAAAAAGCCTAGGTATGTGATACATCTGGCAGCAAAAGTTAGTGGAATGCTGGGCAATATGAATGCCATTGGAGAGCATTATTTGGACAATGTGCTGATGAATACAAACGTATTAGAAGTTGCGCGAAAGTTTGAAGTTAAGAAGTTGATGTCAATACTGAGCACTTGTGTTTATCCAGAATTTGCAAATTTGCCTTTAGTAGAGGAAGACATGCATTTTGGTGAACCTCATAGTACAAATATGGGCTATGGTTTTTCAAAAAGAATGGTAGATGTTCAATCTAGAACCTATAGAGCACAATATGGATGTAATTTTATCAACATTATACCAAATAATTTATTTGGACAACACGATCATTTTCATTTGACCAAAAGCCACGTCATACCCTCTGTTATTCGTAAGGTTTATGAAGCAAAAAGAAATCAAGAACCAATTGTTTTGTGGGGAGATGGAAGCCCGAGAAGAGAATTTACTTATTCTAGAGATATGGCAGACATAATTGTCTTTTGTTTTAACAATTTTGAAGGAGAAAAACCGATCAATGTCGGAAACCCTGGCGAATACTCAATAAAAGAATTAGCAAATATTATTTCTGATGTTCTGGAATACGATGGGGAAATAAAGTGGGACACCTCTTACAGTAATGGGCAGCCAAGAAAACCATCAGATAATTCAAAATTTCAAGCATTAGGTTGGAAAAACAAAGACTATACGGATTTTAGAGAAGCAATAAGAATGACATGTGAGTGGTTTCTAGAAAATTATCCAAACGTTAGAGGAGTAGAATAATATGAAGACTGCGTTAATAACCGGAACAACCGGACAAGATGGCTCATACTTAGCGGATTTTTTATTGTCTAAGGGGTATAAAGTCGTTGGAATAAAAAGAAGAACTTCTTTGATCTCAACAGACAGAATCGATCACATATTTGATGATGAAGAAGGCGTAATGAATTTTACGCTAGTTTACGGAAATATGAATGATTCCGGATGCTTGCATAGAATACTGGCCGAGTTCCAGCCAGATGAGATATATAATCTGGCGGCGCAGTCACACGTTCGAGTTTCCTTTATTACGCCGGAAGAGACAGCAGAATTTGTTGCAATGGGTACATTAAGACTGTTAGAAGCTTATCGCAATATATGCCCACAGGCTAAGTTTTATCAGGCTTCTTCTTCTGAAATGTTTGGAGATAATCCAGAGAATCCTCAAAGCGAAACAACTCGATTAATGCCGGCTTCTCCTTATGCCTGTTCTAAAGTTTTTGCGCATAATCTTTGTCGGAATTATAGAGAGAGTTATGGTCTACACATCTCCAGTGGCATCTTATTTAATCACGAATCTCCGAGACGCGGGGAGACATTTGTTACCAGAAAGATAACTTTGGCTGCTGCTAGAATTAAATTAGGCATGCAAGATAAGCTTTATCTAGGGAATTTGGATGCTAAGCGTGATTGGGGGTTTGCTGGTGATTATGTTGAGGCAATGTGGAAGATGGTGCAACAAGACAACCCAGACGATTACGTTGTTGCAACAAACGAGACACATACGGTTAAGGAATTTCTATATGAAGTTTTCGATCATGCCGGCTTAGATGTCTCCAAATACGTTGAAATCGACAAGAGATTATTTAGGCCCCACGAGGTACCACTTCTTTTGGGCGACTATTCAAAAGCAAGAGAGAAACTGCAGTGGGAGCCGAAGGTTAGATTTAAAGATCTGGCTAAAATGATGTATGAAAGTGATTTAAAAAATGAGAAAGTAAAATTATTTGGTATAAACGGAGAATCAAATTGAAGCAAATCCAATTAGTTCAATTAAACAATAGTTATGGAAATCAAGTATACTTGCCTTATAGCATAGGCATTTTGACTTCTTATGCCATGAAAATCGAAAAAATAAGAGAAAACTTTTTATTTCAAGATTTTATCTTTTTGAGAGAATCTGTTGAGAAAATGATGGCAAGAGTAGGGAGTGCTGATATTTTGGGCATTTCTTGCTATGTTTGGAATTGGGAATTGAGTGTTAAACTAGCAGAGGCCGCAAAGAAGAAAAATAAAAATTGTTTAGTGATTTTTGGTGGCCCACACGTTCCCAAAAATGATAAAGATTTTTTTATGAAATATCCGTTTATCGATCTTTTGTGCCATGGCGAGGGTGAGGTTACTTTTTCGGAGACACTTGACAGGATAGCAGATGGTTTAACGTTAGAAAATATACCCGGAACGACATTGAACAAAGGCAACGGACACGTTGTAGATGGCACACCTAGAGAGAGGATAAAGTATTTAGATACGATTCCATCACCATATTTAACCGGAGTATTCGATACTTTGTTGAAAAATGATAAATATAAGTGGATGGTGACTTGGGAAACTAATCGTGGGTGTCCGTTTAAGTGTTCCTTTTGTGATTGGGGTTCCGCAGTTGCAACAAAAGTAAGAAAGTTTGCAGAAGAAAGATTGTTTGAAGAAATTTCCTATTTTTCAGAAAATAAAATTGATTTAGTCTTCGGCGCTGATGCAAATTTCGGTATATTCAAGAGAGACAAAGAATTTGCTTTGAGACTGACAGAATATAAAAAGAACACCGGCTGGCCAAACCAATTCAGAGTTTGCTTTACCAAGAACTCAACAGATAGAATTTTTGATTTAGCAAAAATATTTTCTGACGCCGGGATGAATAAGGGTGTATCGGTTAGTATGCAATCTGTTAATCCACAAACTTTAAAGGACATTAAAAGGGCAAACATTCGCCTAAGTGTTTTCAAAGATTTGCAGAAAAAATATGTTGCTGCAGGACTAGTGACATATACTGAATTAATTTTACCTTTACCCGGAGAAACATATGATTCATTTAAATCTGGAATAAACGAGTTATTAGATAGCGCACAACACTCAGGAATAGTAATATATAATTGCACAGTGATGCCAAATGCAGAGATGGGTTCTGTAGAATATCAACAGAAGTATGGTTTTGACATGGCTGAGATACCAATTTTTCAAGCACATTCAAATCAAAAATCAGACGATGTTGTCGAAAAAGAAAGAATTATTGTCGGTACTAGTACAATGCCACGAGAAGAATGGAAGAAGACATTTAAATTTGCTTGGGCTGTTCAATGTTTTCACTTGTTGGGACTTCTGCAGCCAATTGCAATTGTCTTGAGGCATAAATACGGAATTGAATATTCTAATTTTTATCACAGCATAGTTTCTTATTTTGAAAATGGTCACGATACCGTTGTGGGTGCCGAGATTAATAAAACAAGTGAATTGATTGACGGAGTGCTTAAAGGGAATGGTTTTGACCAGTATGTGAAAGGTTTTCTAGATATATCTTGGCCAGCAGAGGAAGCTAGCTTTTTAAGAATTTCGTCGAAATTAGAAAAATTTTATGAAGAAATAAGAGAATTTATTATTTATAGGCACCCAAGAGTTGAACAATCAGTATTGAATGATTTAATTAAATATCAAAAAAATATTATTGTTTCTTGGAGTGATAGAATTGGTATGGAAAACAAATTTGAATTAAATTATGATATTCATAATTATTTTAATGATTTAAGGGCAGGCAAAGTTTCTGAATTGGTTCGCGGCAAAAAGACATACTCAAAAAAGATTGCTAAAGATTATTGCGATGACAAGCCTTTGTTTTCTAGAGAGATTGTCTGGTACGGTCGAAAAGGCGGAAAGTTTTTTAATGAAATAAAAGAGGTCCAAAGTGCGGTATAATATAGGTGACTTGGTTAAATGGTATGTGATTTATGCCGATGACATTGTTAAAGATGCTGGAATCGGGGTTATAGTCGAAGTAGAAGAAGGGCGATTTAAAAAAGTATATAGATTTAAAAAACAGGACACCGAACGGTTCTTAGATTCAGAAATTTGTAAATTACCGGAGAATTAAAATGTCAGGATTAAATACAACAATACCAATAAAATTTGTTCCAAAAGGCTGGGGTTTTGAAAAATGGATCGTAAACAATGAGGAATATTGTGGTAAACTATTATTTTTAGCTAAAGGGAAATGTTGTTCTTGGCACTATCATGTTCTAAAAGATGAAGTATTTTTTGTACAATCCGGCAGGATAAAAGTATTGTTTTCAAGTGAAGATAATATTGATGAAGCAGAAGAATTGATATTAGAACCCGGCGATAACTTTCATGTTAGTCGTGGACTGCGACACAGAATAGTCGCATTATTAGACTCAGAGGTTTTTGAGTTTTCAACACAACATTTTGACTCAGACAGTCATAGAATAACAAAAGGAGATTAAAAATGAAAAAGAGTACAATGAAGCTTTCAAATCAGGCACTAGGCGCGATTATGATGGCACTGCAGGAATCACTATTGAACCAATTGGATATTGTTCCAGTTTTAAAAGGATTCGAACTCGAACTTGGAGAAGGCGGTTTAACCGTTATGAATCCTCCAACTGTTCGTTTTACTGATAATAGTGAAGTCACAAATCAAGAACTAAAGGCGATGGTAAAGGAATAATGCCTCGTTATAAATATTTTTGCCAAGATTGCGATTTGCATTTTATGATTTTTCACTCAATGAGCGAGAAACAAGAAGATTGCGTTCAATGTCTTGGCAATAATATTTTAAAAATCCTCACTACTCCGTCTTTTGTTGAAACCCAAAAAGAGAAAGAAAAGGTTGGCAATCTAACAATAAGACATATTGAAGAAGGGCGACAGGCCCTGAAAGATGAGAAATTAAAGGCCATGGAGGAAGAATATGAGCCGTCTTGAGATAATATTATTGGCGACAATTACACTATCGGTGCTTTTTAATATATTTATAATCGGTTATGCGAGAAAAACTATAACTGAATTGCTTTCAATTTCAGAAGAATTGGGAGATATTCAAGAAATGGTAAATTCTTTCGCCGCGCACATAAAGGTAATTTACAACATGGAGATGTTTTACGGAGATGAAACTTTGGCTGGACTAATGGAGCATGCAATCTCTTTTAATGAACAACTAGAAACTTTCGAATACATCTACTCTCTAACAACTATAAAAGAAGATGAAGGAAATGATATTAATGAACCAACAAACAACACCACAACCGAACAAGATCCGCCGGAAGAGGAAGAAGAAAACTAAAAATTATTATTTTACGAAAGCCCACGAACAGGCAATAATTGATTATAAAAATACACAATGCCTAAGAGAAAGATCTGAACTGTATCGACACTACATACAGCCGGCCTTTAATGAAATGGTCGATAAGATCGTCTATACCTTTAAATTTACAACATTACCAAACATCGATTACTTAAGAGAGGAGTGTAAAATATGGCTGATAACAATTATAGACAAGTATAATCCAGAGAAAGCAGCAGCTTTTTCCTATTTTTCTGTTATCACGAAAAATTGGTTCATTCACAAAGTGAAGGTGCAACAAAAGCGCAATAGGCGAGAAATAGATATTAATAATATATCAAAAGCTCAGCAAGAACGCCACCTAACAGTAAACAAGTCCTATCTTTCAGAGAGAATTAGAGATGAATTTTGGAACAATTTTTATACAGAAATAAAATCTTGGGACGAAGACCAGATGAAAGATAATGATTTAAAAGTGTATAAAGCGATTATGATTCTTTTTGAGTCTAAGGAAGACATAGAAATTTTTAATAAGAAGGCTATTTATTTATACCTTAGAGAAATTACTGATCTAAACACCAAGCAAATTGTCAATTCGCTTAAGAAATTTAGAAAAAGGTATAGCAGCTTTAAGGAAGAATGGGACACTGGCCAACTATGAGCAATAATAATCTAGACGACTTATTGAACGAAGCACTAGAAAATATAAGATCAGACCGCGATTTAGCAAGAGAATTCTTGAATGAGATTTCAAATGTTATTGCAACTGATGCAGAACAAAACAAATATTTAAGCCCTGTTGCTGCAAAGCATATCGAAACAATGCAGCGCTCAAACGAACAACTCGTTAAAATCATCGGACTTAAACAGAAAACAGCCGTAGAAAGCCTTGAACTAAGTGAAGAAGATAAAGATAATCTGTTTGACTTGATTCAGGGAGACGCGGCAAGTGGCTGATTTAAAGCGATATTTAACTAATCCCTCTTTAATTGC